ATTTAACTGATGGTCTTGAGATAGTGAAAAAATTAAGACCTGTTACTTTTAAATATAATGATGATTCAACAGATGATGATGGCAATCTTTTGATGGCTTCAACAAGTGATAAAACTCGTTTTGGATTTATTGCACAAGAAGTTGAAAAAGTTGCTCCACAATATGTAGAAACAATAACAAGAAAAATAAAAAATGTAGAAGTTGATGATTTTAAAACATTGTCAGCTACTAGAATGATTCCCATGTTGTTCAAAGCAATACAAGAACAACAAACACAGATTGAAGCGTTACAATCTGAAGTTAACACTTTAAAAGGAGGATAAAATGGCAATATCATACACATGGGATGTAAGTACAGTTGACACTTATCCTACAAAGGATTCTAAGTCTGATGTAGTGCACAATGTTCACTGGAGACTAACAGCTACTGATGACACTAATAAAGACTCAGAAGGTAATAACTGGACTGCAGGTGTTTACGGTACTCAGACAGTAGACACTTCAGACTTATCAAGCTTCAAAGCTTTTGCAGACTTAACAGCAAGTGATGTGCAAGGTTGGGTTGAAGCAGCTTTAGGAGCTGATGCAGTTACTGCAATGAAAGCTGGTCTTGACGCTAGTATAGCTGAAAAGATTACACCTACATCTGTCACTAAAACTATAGGTAGCTAATGAAAGAAATAGAAAAAGTAACATTGGACGGAGTTACGTACAAAGTAGAGGACTTAACTATTAAAGTAAAAGAACTTTTTAACTTTGTTGTTAAACTTCAGGAAGACTTGCAAGAAAAAGCGTTTGAGTTAAAAAAGACTGAAAATGCAAGAAAAGAATCCATGGCAGAGTTAAAAGCTGCAATAGCAGAGGATAAAATACCTGAATATAAAGAAAATGAATAATTGGAAATATTTTTCAGAAGATGAACTTAAGTGCAAACACACTGGTATTTGCAATATGGATCCAGAATTTATGGAAATTTTAGAAAAAATTAGGGAAGAAGTAGGGGTTCCGTTTATAATAACAAGTGCCTACAGAGATCCAACGCATCCTGTAGAAGCAAAAAAATCACGACCAGGAGCTCACGCAAGTGGCAAGGCTGTAGACATACTAATTAGAGGGCAAGACGCCTTAAAATGTATAGAAGTAGCGTTACAAAACGGGATAACCGGGCTTGGTGTGAAGCAACATGGCGACACTAGATTTATCCATCTAGATACTCTTGAAGCTACTAATTCCAGACCTAGGCCTTGGGTTTGGAGTTATGAGTGAGATACAAGAACAAAGACTAGAAAAAATAGAAACGAAGTTAGATCGATTAGCTGATGCAGTCGTGTCTATCGCTCGTATTGAAGAAAGAGTAGCCACTGTTCTTAAACAAAATGACAGGTTTTTCACCCGTATGGATAAAATAGAACAACGTTTAGAAGAAGTTGAAGCTCAAGCTGATGTTAATTCTAACACTGGGCGGTTTATAGAACGGTTCATGTGGATAATAGTAGCAGCGAGCATTGGATTAATAGCGTATTTTTTACGCATAGGAGGTTAATATGGCAGATCCCATAACTAATTCTGTAGTAGGTATCGCAGGTAAAGTGCTTGGTAAATTTGTTGCAGATAAAAATTTAAAAATGAAACTTGAGCATGAGCTCAAGACACAATTACAAACTGCTAATCTAGCACAGCTAGAAGTTAATAAGTTAGAAGCACAACATAAATCTATCTTTGTAAGTGGATGGAGACCGAGTGTTGGCTGGGTCTGTAGTTTAGCCATGTTGTATCACTTTATCCTTGCACCTATGATTCAATTTGCCGTGGGTATTGCAGGTATTCAAGTTGATTTACCTGAGTTTGATTTTTCACAACTCTCTACAATTCTTATGGCGATGCTCGGAATGGCAGGGCTCAGGACATATGAGAAGCAACAAAAAGTTACTAAGGGTAATTAATGGCTGCATTTAAGATTACAAGTTTTGCTGGTATTGCTCCTAAATTATCTGCTAGATTATTAGCGAATGATATAGGACAAGAAGCTAAAGATGTAAATCTTGATGCTGGTGTACTTACGCCTGTGAAAGATAACTCTAACGTACAACAAATAACAGATGGTAGAACCTCGGCTTATAAATATGATTTTAGTGGTAGCACTTATTACTTACAGTTTACCAATGATGTAAACGTAGTCCCCGGTCCAGTGCCAGACGATGCTTTTGATAGATTGTATTGGACAGGTAACACTTTTCCGCAGATGGCAAGTTCTACTGAGATTATAACTGCGGGAGGTTCTGGAGATTTTCCAAGAAACTTTTTTAGATTAGGCATACCTGCACCCGCAAACGCACCGACTACAAGTATAACTTCGGGTAGTGATGATGGCACACAAACTCAGTTTAGTACCTCGTACGTGTACACATTTGTATCTGCTTTTGGAGAAGAAGGACCGCCGTCTCCTGCTTCTACTGTACTCACTAAAGTAGACGCACAAACTGTAACTATCTCAGGTATGGATACTTCTACTGCTAAAAGTAATACTAACCTGTCTAAAAAACGTATCTACAGATCCAACACAGGTTCTAATACTACTAACTTTCAATTTGTAAAAGAAGTAACTCTAGCCACGGCCTCAACTACAGACAATACAACCAACGCAAATTTAGCAGAGATTATCCCGTCTACTTTTCACATTGCCCCACCCGATGAAGATACTAGTACCTACCCTAACGGTAAAATGATTGGACTAACCGCTATGCCTAATGGCGTGCTTGCTGGGTTTACAGGAAAACGTTTATGTTTTTCTGAACCCTTCTTACCGCATGCTTGGCCGGTAGCGTTCCGTATAACACTTGAAGAAGAAATAGTTGCTATTGCCATGACCGGCAGTGGTTTGTTTGTAGGTACAAAAGGTACACCGTATCTTGTAGCAGGTACAGATCCTCAATCTATGAGTATCATAAGGCTTGAAGCCGCACAAGCCTGCTTAAACAAACGTTCTATGGTGGATATGGGTGATTACGTTATTTATGCTTCTCCTGACGGACTTGTGCTCGTAGAAGGTACATCAGTTGGTGTAATAACAGAACCAATTATTGATCCAGAAACGTGGCGTGCTAATTACTACCCAGATAGCATTCAAGGTTTTTTACACGAGGGTAAGTACATTGGTTACTTTAACAGCAGCGGTAACAGAGGTGGCTTTATCTTTGATCCTAGGGGTGGTAAAAATGCTTTTACTAACCTTACAGCCACCTCTACTACCATTCCTACAGGTGGTTACACTGATCCGGATAACAACGAGTTGTATGTAATCGTGGATAACGGTAGTACAACCAATATAGAAAGATATCAAAACGGTTCAAATAACCAAACTTTAACTTTTAAAACAAAAGAGATAGTCATGCCAAAACTAACTAGTATGGCTTTTGTAAAAGTTGAGGCAGAATCGTTTGCAAGTCCAGGTATTAGAGTAAAAGTTTTTGGTGATGGTACAGAGATATACGATGCTACGATTACAACGTCAGGATCTGTATTCAGTGTAACGGGAGCTGCACCCACTTCGTTTAGTGCTACTTCTATTTCTGAACCAATTCTTAGACTACCTGCTAGTAAACATAAAACGTTTGCAATAGAAGTTAGTGGAGCCCAAGTCGTAAATGAGATAGCCATCGCAGAAAGCATGGAAGAACTAAGGAGTATCTAATGAGCACAACAGGAACTAAAGTACCTGCAATCATAGATATTCCAGCTGATATCGATCCTAAAATAAAAAGAGTATTAGACTCTCTCAAAGAAGCCTCAGAGGTAAGGTTAGGTAGACGAGGTGACCCTAGAGATAGAGCAATAACTCTAAGAGAATTAGTAGATAGCGGTTTAGCAGTTGAACTAAAAGATAACCCTTTTGACCCTAATGCAGGAACAGGAGAAACTGATTTTGCTTTACCCGCTTTTGTACAACCGGATCCAAGCGCCCCTGTGCCACCAACGCCCACAGGGCTGTCCGCAGGGGCTGCTTTTACTACGATTACTCTTAGTTGGAATGATCCGCAGATAAGTAATCTAGCTTTTACTGAAGTTTGGCGTAATGGTAGCGATAACTTAGGTTCTGCTACTCGAGTAGATACGGTAAGTGCTAGTGTTTGGTCTGACACTGTTGATACCGCACAAACTTTTTTTTACTGGATACGTCACGTAAACAGAAACAATATAACGGGTACGTTTTCTTCTTCGGTAAGCGCTACTACCGCTCAAGTAAACGCAGCAAGAATTGAAAATGCAATTATTGATAATACTAAATTAGTTGATAAAACTTTAACTAACGCTAAGATGGAAAACGAAACTATAACGTCTGATATTCTAGCGGGTAACTCGGTTATTGCAGGCAAGCTTGCGACTGATGCTATTGTGGCTAATGACGGTGTTATTGGTAACCTTGCGATTGGCGGTGCGCAAATTAAGGATGCAGCTATAACAACTGCAAAGATAGAAGATCTAGCAGTAGATGCCGCAAAAATGGCTAACGCTACTATTACTTCAGCTAAGATAGGGGAGTTGAGTGCCGATAAAATTACTGCAGAAACTTTAAATGTCGGCGGAAAAGCTATCAGCGGAACAATGGGGACTGTTAGTTTTAATCAGACTACAAAAAATAGTTCTCCAGGTAATGAAACTTTTGCCCTGTCGCAGTTTGTTGGGGGCAGTAACCCTTTAACAACCTCTGCAGGCACTGTTATGACAAATTTAGTTAATTTTAGTGTGAATTTTCCTGTTCATGCGGGAGGGGCAGCTAAAAATTATATCTGCGTATGTACTTTTAAACCTGTTGGCTCATTTTCATCTACTTCAGAAATTATAAGCACCTTTAGTGTATCTAGCAGTAGTGCCCATGCTACTAACCCTACTAGTTTCCGACAGTTTCTTAGCACAGGTAGTTTGACTGGAAGTCAAAATACCTTAACTATGCTTCTATCAATTCCATCTAACTCGCTTAGATTCTTTAGACTTCACGGTCAATTTAGAAATTGCAGTACAAACTCTGATGGACAATTAGGTTTTGGTACCATTAGCATACACGTAAACGGGTTATCAGCATGATGTACGTTATGGGCAAAGATGCTAACGGCGAATATGGAGATACCATTAATGTTGCTGATTATATTAGGGGCATGAGAAATGAAGCGTTAGCAGAATGTGATTGGACACAAGCTGCAGACTCGCCTCTTTCTGATGAAAAGAAAGCAGAGTGGGCAACCTACAGACAACAGTTAAGGGATATCACTAACTCGTTAACAGAATCTAGCACAATTGATGACATAGTTTTTCCAACAAAACCAGAATGAACGAAGTAATTACTCTAATAAACGATGTTGGTTTTCCAATAGCTATGACCCTTGGTCTAGGGTTCTTTGTTTGGAAGTTACTCAATCGTATTATTACGGGTATGGAAACTAAAATAGATACAGTTGATGATAAACTAGCTGAGGCTTTGGCTACTACAGAGAAAAGACTAGATGCTAAATTAGACGCACAACACGCTATATTAGTATCGTTAATAGATAGAGTTAGATCAGTTGATAACGAAATAATTAGACAGGATGTATTCCTCAAGACTATGTTAGGTGCACCTAATTTAATAGAAAAAGAAAAATTATCTAAATCTCAACTAAAAGATAAAAGAAAAGACTAATGACTAAACTAGATATTTTAGAAACTCAACGAAGTGTTTTAGTAGGACAACGAGCTAAATTAACTCTTGATATGGAGATATATTTAAATAATCCTACAAGCATTCCTGAGCATACAGACTTCAGCGAATACTTAGACAATATACTTGCTCAGTTAGTAGAAGTTAATGATAAAATAAGTTTATTAAATTTTTTAATTAAGGAGGCCCAAAATGGCAATGTCGACTAGAAGAATGGAAGATAAAGGTAAAGGTAAAATTGGTGATACAGAAGTGTTAGAGAAAAGATTAGTTTCTCAGGGCACTCCCAATAGTGCTAACGATTTAGCTTTCGATGCCGAAAAAGCTGATAGAAATAAAGACGGTAAAGTTGATAGCTATGAAAGAACTGTAGCTACAAAGATGTTAGAAAACATGAGGAAAAATGCCTAGAACTAGAAAAAAACCTTCAATGCGGGTAAAAAAGAAAGCATTAACTAAACGTCAGGAAGCTACTATGAAACGTCATAGTAAGCACCATACTAAAAAACACATGAGTTTTATGAAACGTAGAATGCTTATGGGCGATACGTTTACACAAGCTCACAAAAAAGCTAAAAAATCTGTCGGAGATTAATATGCCAGCAAAGAAAAGAACAACAAAAAGAAAAACTACTAAAAAGAAAAAAGGAGCTACTCCTACTAACAAAGCTTTGTACGCTAGAGTGAAAGCAGAAGCTAAACGTAAATTTAAGGTCTATCCTTCGGCATATGCCAATGGCTGGTTAGTACGTACATACAAGGCTCGAGGTGGTGGTTATAGGTAATGCCTAAGAAAAGAGACCCGAAAAAGGGCACAGGCAAGAAACCAAAAGGTTCTGGTAGAAGGTTATATACTGATGAAAACCCAAAAGACACAGTTAGGATTAAGTTTGCAACTCCTGCTGATGCTAGAGCAACAGTGGCTAAAGTTAAAAAAATTAGAAAACCTTTTGCTAGAAAAATACAGATACTTACTGTTGGTGAACAGAGGGCTAAAGTAATGGGTAAAACACAAGTAGCAGGTATCTTTAGAAAAGGTAAAGAAGCCATAAGAAAAGCGAGAAAGAAACGTGGCTAATACTAAACCTAAAGGAGGCTTGACCGCTTGGTTTGGCAAAGGTAAAAAAGGTGATTGGGTGGACATTGGTGCACCTAAGAAAAAAGGTAGATTTCAGCCTTGTGGACGTAAGTCTGCAAAGAAAAGTAAACGTGCGTACCCGAAGTGCGTGCCACGGTCTAAGGCCCGTAGTATGACAGCTGCACAAAGACGTAGTGCGGTAGCACGTAAGCGAAGAGCAGGTAATCCGGGTGGAAAACCTACTAATGTAAGAACTATAGTAAAAAGAAAGAAGAGACGTGCCACAAAGAAGAAAAAGTAAAATGCCAGCTAGGAATAAAAAGAACTTCCGTCCTACGAAGTCGGGAGCTGGTATGACTCGTGCGGGCGTAAAAGCTTACAGACGTTTAAATCCAGGTTCTAAGTTAAAAACAGCTGTTACAGGTAAAGTTAAAAAAGGTAGTAAAGCAGCAAAAAGACGTAAATCGTTTTGTGCTAGATCTGCTGGACAAATGAAAAAGTTTCCTAAAGCAGCAAAGAATCCTAATTCAAGATTAAGACAAGCACGTAGACGTTGGAAGTGCTAAGTAGTAAAATAAGAACATGATTAACAGACCATTAAAAGATAAAGAACCTCATACTTACAAAGATATTTGTAGCAAAAAGTATTCAACGGTTCCGAATCATGATGGTTCTGTGCCGGGTGAAGAGCAGTCTATATTTATAGATACAAATTCACATCGTAAATTTAAAAACACTAAAGCGGAGTATTAATATGCCAATGGGACCTGGAACATACGGAAAGAAAAAAGGAAGACCTGCAAAAAAGAAAAAAAAGCCTATGATGAAGAAAAAAGGCATGACTAAAAGAGCCAAGCCTATGAGAATGAGGGGCGGCTACTAAGCTTTACCTGAGTTACTATTTCTTTTAAAAGATCTATTAGTACTTTTATGCATTACAACTAGGTTTTCTGGGTTGGTGTTCATAGGATTACCATCCCTGTGATGTATGTCAAATCCTCCACCTTTTTGCACTCGTCCCGAACGAAGTGCAGCTCGCCTTACTTTATTACGCATGGCGCGTTTCTTTTTTTGGTCTGGTCTACCCTGATAATTAGCGTATTCTTTTTTATAGTTTCTAGGCATTAGTATTTAGTAGTGGGGTTATCTTTTGTAGGTTTATTAGCTGTTGCCTTTGGTATAGGCCTAGCAGATCCCATAAGTTGTTTTATTTGAAAACCATCTTCTGCATTACGTAAATTTATTAGCTTTCGTTCCCAATCGGGTAAAGAATTCCAATAGGTAGAGTCTACCTCAAAGTCGTATCTACCACATCCTTTGCATCTTTTTTCACCAAATTGACGAGTTGTACACCACCCAATGCAGGGTGAATCTGCTAAACTTGTAGACTCTCCACGTAAAGCCGAAAGATTTTTACTAGTCATATTTATTATTTTATACATATTTTTTCTAGTTGGTATATAAAATCGTCTATGCTGATTGCTTCTTTTATATAATCACTGACAGTATAAACATTAACTACGTCAAAATTATCGTTAAAAACTACATCTTTTCCGACTCCTAGTGCTATAAAAACAGGCACACCCTCGTTTTTGCGTGCATTAAGCCAGGCACACTGTTGTGTAGTTACATTAAATTTAATAAAGGTATCGTGTTTTTTTGGAAATTCTTGTTTATATTTATACTCTACAAAACAATGGCCCCCTGGACCGGAGTAGAACACATCTGGAACACCGCCGTGGTAGGCGTCATTTATCTTCCATTTGTAGATGTTAGAAGAAAGTTTTTTATGTATTTTATTTATGAAATGCCTTTCTTGCATGAAAAGACATTATACTAAAGTTGCATACATGGGGCGACAGGATGTGTCACACCATGTACGCATTACTATAGGATTAAGATTCTACTTTTTGTGGTGCTAGTTTTACATACGTATCTTTAGCATAAGCATAATCATCATCAGTTACATAGCCTTGAAACTCTACATTTAAGTTATAAAACTTTTGTGCAGATCTGTTCTGTGTTTGTAATGATGTTAGTTTCCATAAGCCAGCGAATCTATCGCCACCCATCTGTCCTATTTGAGTATTCCATTCTTTGGATACTCTTAGTTTAGAAGACGCAAAATCCATAATAAATGGAGTTTGGAGTAAATCTCCTGTCTTTTCATCTTTTCTTAGTAACACATGGGACTGAGTTTGGATAATCTCATGATCTTCAGCTTTTAGTCCCTCTTGTTCTAGATAGGATAATGCAGCTTCTTGACTAGGATAAGTTCCAACTAAGCCACCACCACTCTCACGTTTTTTCCAAAGTACGAAGTCTTCTTTAAAGAATACGTTAATTACGTACAACTCCTTACCGTAGTTTTCACGCGTGACTGTGTTGATCAAATCACCTGGCTTAGTGCCTTCGATGTAATCGTTGTGATTTTCATCAACTTCGTTATTAAGTTGTTGTAGCAACTTAACACGTGGGGTTTGTAGATGCTCAGCAGAAACATTTTCATTACCGAGCCCAGCAGCCTCTTTCATGTGCGCAGGCACTTTAGTAGAGGTTAGCGTTATAGCGGTTTCACTCATAGTTCACCTTTCATTTTTCGTGGTTAAAATTATTTAGATCGATAATTCAATCGGTCTAACTCCGTGGCACTTACGCCTGGAACAGTTTGTCCCATAGCCATAAGTTCCCTAAATGCTGTAGCTGACATACGTTTCTGTAACAGTTCTGTTTGACGAGTGTCAAATATGTGCTGCCATAGAGCGTCCCAATCAGATACAGTTGGTACAATTTCTACTTTCGTAGATATAGTACACATATCATTGCCGGCACGATCGATACCAAGTTCTTTCATTTGGGCAATAATTCCTGCCTCTAGTTCGTTTTGTTCTTGTTTAAGGACTTTTTCTTGTTCTTGTAAGTCTTTAATAGAACTACGAATTTGAGTTAATTTATGTAGTTTGTCGTCTAATGTTGGTTGTTGATTTTCGTTCAATGGATCGTCCTCTCTGTAGTATTTGGAAATTTATTATCAATTTCCATAGTTAAATGTACACCAGCAACTAGTTCTATAGCTTGCATAGCAGCTTCTTTCACAATTTTGTGAATCTCTGGTTGCTGATCTATATCGTATTCTTGCACTATTAGTTCTCCGATAACGAAGATTAGAGCAGTAGCAAGAACATCAGGATCTTGGTTTCTCAAAATCTCTAATTCTGCTTGGGGTAATTCTCCTAGGTGGATAGTTCTTTTAGACTTTTTAGTCATATTTTTACTATAACTCATTAAGCCTCCTTATGTAAGTTGTTTAATATAGTTAATAAACTCTCCATACGATTAAGTTTGCCATTAAGTTTTGCGTACACTTGTTCTTCCCAGGTGTTACGTGCAGCAATTAAAATAGTTTCTGTTTTTTGGGTTTGACCAGAACGATGGATACGTCTATTAAATTGTTGAAAATGTTCTGCATTGTAGGTTGGGCTACACCATATAGCTGTAGTAGCTTTGGTAAGTGTTAGTCCATGGCCCGCGGACTGTGGGTGTGCAAACAATACTTTTAACTGACCGGCTTGAAAGCGTTCTACAATGTTTGATCTTTTATGCGCAGGAGTTTCTCCATCAATGACTTCATAAGTATAATCGCGTTTTTCTGCTAATTGTACAAGAGCGTCACGTTCATGTTTCCAATTAAATGCAACTAAAGAATGTTTACGTACATCTAATAGGTCCATAACTAAGTCGTAACGCTCTTGGTGTATGTATTGAGTCAATCCATTCTCATCATACACACCCCCACTTACTAACTGTAATAACTTTTTAACTCTAGCTCCTGCATTAATAGCATTTATAGTTCCTTGTTTTGTATACAAAACCGACTCTTCAGCCAGTGTTTTGTACATACGAGCTACCTGGGGGGAAAGGTTTGTATAAACAGTTCGCATTATATTGTCAGGTAGATCAATACAATCTTCTAATGCAAACCTAATATTAATGTCTTTTAATTTATCTGCTACTGCTTCTTCGATACCAGGTTTGTCTATCCATACGTTAGCAAAGCCATTGAACTGTGGTGTACATACTTGATTCCGGTAAGAATAGTAACGATTACCGAGTCGTTGTCCTTGGTCTACTAAATAGACTGGATGCCAAAGATCAAGAATAGTGTTGGTATTAGGAGTACCAGACATACATACCCGTCTTCCGAAATGCTGTATAAGTTCTTGAGCGTTCTTTGAACGTTTAGCGTCTTTATTCTTAAATGCTGTAAATTCATCAATTACTAAATTGTCGAATGTGGTTAATAATTGTTGGTTTTTGACTAAAAAATTAACAGCTTCAAAATTCGTAATGACCATATCATATGACGAATCTTCAAAAACTTTTTTACGATTTTTAGCAAAAGCAACACCGTAGTTAATATCAGGTTGAAATTTCTTTATATCATCAACCCAAGCTGCTTCAAGAATGGATAATGGTGCTAAAACAAGTGTCCTGCCTCCCCACTGGATGTGGGCATCTAAAACTGATCTTGTTTTTCCTGTGCCAGGATCTGAAGTAACTAAACAACATGGGTTATCTATGATGAACTTAGTTGTTTCTTCCTGATGTGCATAAGCACTATTGATTGATTTCTCCATAAAATCACCTTTATTTGTATTTATTTTTTGTTATTTAAAGTTTGTTTATTATAACTATTCTACACCCCATTTACAAGGTGGTTCTTCACCATTTTTATAAGAACACCACCTACAATTAGCATTTGATGGGTTTGGTGGGAACTTTTCTGCAGTAGTCATAACTACAGCTCGTTCGTGTAATTTAGGCAAAAATAAAAGAGCTTGGTCTCTTGTATAAGACTGCTCCATAGTTGTGCCATGATCTAAATACCATAGTTCTGTTTGTACGTGTTGTAGATCTGGGTAACGTAAAAAAGTCCCAATAGCATATGTAAGAGCTTGTTGGCCGTGAGATATTTCATTACCAAACTGTCTTCCTGTTTTATAGTCAATGACACGTGCACTAGTCTCATCTTCATGAACCATGGCGTCTAGTTTCACTCTTGCCCAAACATCTCTAGCCATCCATGCACAAGGTTCCCAATCTATAGTAAATCCCCATTCGCCTTCTAATTCTACTTTACCTTCGTCATACATATTTCTCAAACGTTCAAACTGTGTTGTAAATTTTTTTAAACTATCTGGAAACTCAGTAAGAGTTCCTTCTACATAATGTTCTGCTTCTTCGTGTATTACACTACCGCGTTTGGCTGCAGGTCCGTAGTCCTCTGATATTCGTTTAACTTTAGAGATATAAATTCTGTATGGACATGTTTCATACGTTTTAAGAGTTGAATGAGACCATGCAGGTATAAGTCCTAGTTCCTTAGGCTTTGACGCTTCTATGACATTATGCAAGTCAGGGCGCCTATCTTGAGTAAGTTTAGGCATATATATAGGAGATTAATTAATTCATAACAGATTTATCTCCTAATAAAGTAGTATCATTTACGTTAAAGTGTTCTTCTATTAAAGTTTGTTTTATTTTAGGATCTAATATCCAAGTAACTAACACACCTCTTGGTGCAGATGAGTTTTTACCTGCACCCATACGTTTTCTAGTAGTTGTTACATTTAACCTGCTCATCGCTTTTGTAAAATCTCTAATGGCTAATGCTTTCCTATTATCTGTCAAAACATCATACACTAGTTTTAAATGTTGCATAGGTATGATTATTTCGGTATCTGTTTTACTTATCCAATCTTTTATATATCTTTGTGCTGTACTAATTCCTCCGGCGTCAAAAGTATTTGTAAGTGGAATATCTAATATTTCAATAAAATAATCTAAATTGCTTTGTTTTATTGCAGTAGCAAATTCTTCTAAGACCGACATAGAAACTTGTTTCATTTCTTTTTTAGCTTCATTTTCTAGTGCGGTATGAGCCATACGAGTATCTACTTGAAACTTTTGTAAAAGTCCTGCAAAGTCAAATAGCTCTGCTTGTATATTTGTTAAATCATTTAAAAAACTAGGATGAGATACTTCTAATTTACTTTCTTGCCTGGGCGCTACGTTGTAACGTCTATCGCCTTCTTCTATTTTAACTGCGTCAGCTCGGTTAGTAAGAAAGATAAAGTTGCAAAAACTAGGTAGCTCTATCTGGTTGGTACGCATGGCACGTATTGTGAGGTTAGGTTCTGTTATTTGGTGCTTAAGTTTATCTGCCATACGTCCTGTATTACCTGAGTCACCCATACGAAACTCGTCTACAACTAAGAAGAGCGCTGTGCGCATGTACAAATTAAATTGTTCTTCTATATTCTCTAAAGATCTCATTGGCACTTGTTGTTCACCAAAGAGCGGCTTTAGAACTTTGTGTACAAACAAGCCCTTACCAGTCCCAGGTACGCCTGTAAATATCCATGCAGTCATAGCCTTACGTTTGTTTTGGTATATATAAGCAAGCCAATTAATAAAATGTTCAAACTCTGTGGTCCCATCTCCTAGTATGTGTTTAATTAAAGTAGTTATATGCGGTGTGTACTTAGCTAGATGCGATGCGGTTCCGTATGTAAGTTCTACTACATTCTCTGATGAACCTAACATGTAGCCTGTTTTTCTATAAAGATTTACATGATAAGGGGCCGTGTCCATTTGTATACCTTTATCAGACGCAGGATCAAATACTACTTGTGCATCTGGTATATAGTCAGGCATAGGCCTGTTGTGAGTTCGCATAAAACCTTCGAGAGAAGATTTTTGTGTAGGAGTTAAGGGATAGTCATCAGTGAACTGACTTTTATTATTATCAAATACTCCATTAAAATAAGTATCAGTATAGAAATCTCGAAGTACGATAGGTTTAATATTCTTGGCGCCATCAATTTTGTCCGCATATTTTTCAAATATGGTTTGATAGAACTCAGGATCTGCTTTTTCAATTTCAAAAATAGGTTCACCCTTAAAATTATACATATAATGCGGATTTGTTAAAATAAAGTAATATGCACCGCTGTCACCGCCATTGATATTACAATTAACATAAGGTTCGGATATCCGACAGATTTCTATACTCATACGATCTGGGTTCTGGAGTACTTGTTCAGAAATACCATTTACATTAACTGTAGTAATCTTTTCATTCTTTTTAGTTAGACCTGCTTTCTTTCTTAGACCATCTTTAATTTGTGTTGATAAACTGTGAACTTTCTCTGGGTTAACATCTTTTATTAAAGAACTAATGTTTAAGATTGGCGAACTACGGTCTATTCGTACAAACCTGTCGCCAGCCACGGGGTCTTGTACACCACTAAATTTTGGTGGTGCAATATAAATAAGTTTAGAGTTATCTGCTAGGCTAACATCTAAAGGATAAGATATGCTTTGTCCATTAGCAGATAGTTTTAATTGATCTGCTAAGAAATCTGTTTCGTAATTTAAAGTTCGAAACCATTCTTTTAGAATTTTTGGTTGTACAGTGTGTCCTAGCAGGAAGAATAAATGTAATGAAATTTTGTTTGTTTTTAGACCTAAACTAGCAGACGCTTGGGCTACGTAACTAACGTTGTGAAATTCTTTAGGTAAATATTGAACAAAAGCCTCTGCAATATTTTGTATATCGTATGTGTTGTACTTATCTTTAGCCCCAGGGAATGTAATTCCATCTAAATCTAATACTAATAATTGTGTACTTGCACCTCGGTCTGTCATTAATGCACGTGACTCATTCTTTAATTTTTTCTTTAAAGAACCCTTATGCAGTGCATGTCCTGCTGCGGCATGTGTGTTCAACAGTTCATAAAACTTATCAAAACCTTCTTGATTAGGTTCAACAGTATAATGTTCAGAGGTAAAGTTTTTTACGAGTGGGTAAGGTTTGGTTCCTTCTTTTGTTATTTCCTTAACGAGTTTTTGTTTAGCTTTTAAAAAGACTAATTCCATGTTTTATTTCTCCTTGTTTTTTAAATAGATTTCTTTCCTATCTATTTTTATTTCGTCTCTTGCTTTGAATGCTAGTTTAACATTTTTTGATCCAACTTTTGTAACTGTTATCTCACAGACGATCTCGCCCAGCTCTTCTATGTGTATAACAACGCCTTCTTGGACTTTTCTAGTTAAGAGTAATGTACTCATTTATCATAAATTTTGCTGTATGATCCTTCGGCGTCTAGAGGTAAATCTGAACACCAATTAGGTGGAGTAGTCATTATAGCCATAATTTTATTCAATGTGTCATTCGGATTCATATCTGAACCTAACGCAATGATTTCATCATGAACTGTCAATACAACGTGTATTCCTGGTAACTTTTGTATAGTTAACATTTGGTCGGTAATTACTATACGAGCTAATGCTTGTACAATATTCTCAACCAACCGAGGGCCATGCGTACGTGTAATACCATTTCTACCAGAGTCATACACGAATTCGCCGGCATTAAATCGTAAGTGAGGATATTGTAAATACATATCATTAGGTAACTTAAGTGCATTACTTGCAACAGCTAAGGGCCCATAGGATGTATTCATATCAGTTCTATCTAACATAGAAAATAGTAACTGTTTACCTATACTCCATAACGCAGGGATGTTTGGGTACATAGCACGGTATTGAGTGACAATACCTAATGCAGTATCTTTTGTTACATCAATAGATGGAGATCCCTGTTTGAGTATAGCTTGGTATTTGTCTGCCCCCATGCCATAACCTAATCCAAGAATAGCGGTTTTACCTACATACCTTTCTAGTTTATTTTCTTTAGTAACTTTTTTGCCATATATTTGACTAGCAAAATTGCTGTATACATCTTCACCTGCAGCGAATGCTTGTACTAAATCATCTTCTTTAGCTAACCAAGCAAGCATACGCGCTTCGATGTTAGATAAATCTGCGATATACAGCATCTCTCCAGAGCTCGCTTGTATTGCATTACGAAGTTTAGATCCACGTGGTAAGTTTTGTAAGTTTATCTTTTCACTACCACCAAACCGGCCAGTGTGTGCTGCATAATATTTTAAAGGCACAGATAAAGTACCATCTGGATTACAACCATCTAATAATCTTTGGGCACGCGTTTCTTCGATACGTGACTTTACAGCCTCCCTGGCATCCCAGATGTGTTGGTATTGTGGGTACATGTTACACATCTGTACATAAGCAGCATCGGTTTTACTAAAAGCAGGTATGAGCTCACCTGTACGTGGGCTTTTTTTAGTTGGTAATACAATTGATAATTCGTCAGTTAAGTATTGTGCAAATTGTTTTTGTGAGGCTAGTTGTTCTCTGGTTAATCCACTTGCTGCAATTTTACTTTCTGTTTCAGCAGCTACTTGTTCTTTGTGTGCTATTAATAAATTTTTATTTAAAAATATTTTAGGTTGCACAAACATTCGACATGTTAAATCAATCAAGTCGAGTTCTTTTTGTGGGTAGTTGCCTAGCATAACCTTGAATATTGCATAAGTAAGATCTACGTCTTGTATACAATATCCAGCTATTTGTTCTTCGATGTCTGGTGGTAAGTCAAAAATACCTTTTGCGTTAACAAGTTCATCGCCTTTACGCATAGTTTTATCTTGTGGAAATAAACGTTCGGCTACGTTGGCTAATGAGGCACTTTCATTTGGCGATATACCACGAGCCATGGCCGCTGTGTCGTAGTAATATGCCGGCTGCACTTTGTAGTACTGTGTAAGTATATAGGCATCGAACAGTGTGTTGTGGCAAACAACTGCGGCGTCATCCCATTGTATAGCTCGAATAGCTTCAGTACATTCTTCGGGGCCGAACCATTCTGTAGGCTTGTCATTAAGTTTTATGCCTACGCCCCATACTTTAAATAGATCTGAGTTAACGTATTGCACAGTATTAAGATGCTTTAACGAGTGTTGAGCATCGTAATAAGTTTCGAAGTCTAGTGTAATTATATTCATGAGTTTTTAATTTGTTGCATTAGCTTACGCCAATGTTCGTAGTCTCCTTTTTTCGCGCGTTCCCAACCGACTTTGGAGTTAAACATGTTGTAGGCAACGCCCATTCGCACTCTTTTGAACTGCATGTAAGGTGCATCTACATCAGAGTAAGTATATGGATGTTTAGTGTTTCTTTTTACGTAAACGTAAGTTGACATATCGTTGTCCTAACTGATTGACATTTATCCTAAATGCTTTATGTTTAAAGCATAGGGTATCACAAATTTAAGTGGTGCTGTAATTTAACTAAATCAAAGGTGATTAAATGGCTACAATAGCAACTCTAAGAAAAAGTGGTAACGTAGAAAGTAATCAAGCTTTTAAAGGTTTCCCTGAAGGGCAAATGTTTGTAAGAAAAGCTACAATTACTACTCCTGTGTTAGTGCTTAATGATGTAATACAAGCTCTAGATGCTTTTGCTGGGGAGACTCTGCACGCATTAAGAGTAGTATCTACTGATCTTGACACAAATGGATCTCCTGCAATTGTATTAGATATCGGTCATACAAATACTGATACTGAAACTACAGGTACTTCTACTGCAATTAAAGATGGATCTACTATTGCTCAAGGTGGTGGTATTGAATTATTCAGTTCGTTAAGTGCTGATGATGATGCAATCGAACCAATTGAGTTCAGTGCAGATACTACTATTGATATTCACGTACAAGTTGGACCTGCTACAGGTGCTGCTGGTACTATTACAGTTTATGGGTACTTTACTTAATAGTAAATATAACTTAAACTTTAGGAGTTGATTTTCTCCTATAGTATCAATGAGTGTAAAAGGGCTTACTTCGGTAGGCCCTTTTTTTGTTTATACAATTGATCACCCAGGGTGTATGAGTGATGTATATTTTGTTTATCTTTTACTACTAGCTCAAAACCATCAAAATGTACGATATTAATTTGATCTTGTTTAAGTAAGTAATCTTTAAGTTGAGATAGACTAGTCCATTCTTTAGTTAGTAAAGGATCGTCAAGTCTTTCTTGTGGTGAAGGGGGTGTTGCTTCTATAACATCGTTAATAAACTTTTTTACAATCTGATTAAGATCAGCACGCGTTATCATACGTTTCTTTTTATAAAACTTTTGTCCAAGGTTCATTCGTTCTTTGTCGGTTAGTTCAATTGATATATTAGTTTTCATGTTCTATCTCATACATTAGTTTACGTAAGAACCAGTCAGCTTTTTGTAAGTCCTCTAAGCCATTTTTCTTTTCATACCGCCACAAGTATTTAATTATGGTAGCTTTTAAATAGCCATGGAATTGATCTTTAGTAAGACTAGCTTTAATCGCGTCAATACATTGTATCTCGCTATATCTATAATGTTCTGGATCAATCTTGTTGGTCATTTAACTTTTCTACTGCTTCCTGTTCTAATTTCCAAATTTGTCGAATAGTTTTCTTTTCGTTTTCGTCTTTTGTAGTATTGTAGATTTGCACTAAATACCGTTTCATTTCTGATGGCGGTGGCATATCTTTCAAGTCTATTACATCGGTAAGCATATCTGCAAGCTCATCCATAAATTCATCGTCATTCCCAGTCATGTTTTTCCTCCGGTTGATTTGCAGAAAAATTTTCAATTCCTTTGATTTTGTAAAACCAATCAGGAGCTGATCTACCTTTACTCCAAGCGGTAGCGTCTTCGATATATTCTTTACCTAATGCTAAATATTTTTGATAGGATTTTTCAAGATCGTATTTCATGTCGTCATGGTAATAGTAAGAATATTCTGTTTTATATACATCTGGCATGCACAATGGAGCGGTAGTAAGTAGTTGATATATGGTAATGCTACTACGAGGAATATTTTTTGGTATTTCGTGTAGCGGTCCAGTTAGATTAGCACAGGCATGTTGCTTTCCATATCGAAGAAAATATTCATAAGTCAAATGCACAAAAAGCGCATAAGTCCACCAATAAACTTTAAAATCTGTTTGTACCCATTTTACCGCTGGGTGATGTATATAAGCAGCTTTATATAAATTATGTTTGTCTGCGTATTGATCTCCGTCTAGCTCTCTGTGCGCAGTGCATAGTATTTGAGCTGTCTCTAAAACCATTTTTACCAAAAGTTTATCTGGTAAATCAGTGGCGCATTTAGCAGGGTCGCTACTTGTTATAAATATGTTCATTGTGCTCCTAATAGTTTAAGTTTAAATAAAGTTTCTTTGTTTACTGCAAATATATTGTAGTCTGGAACAAACCAAGTTCTTTCTTCAGCCGCTCTGTCTACTTGTTGTCTAATTGGAATTGTTTCCCAAGTAAAAGGACTAGCGTAATATGTTTTCCTATAACTCCAAGAATCTTTTTCTGGGTAACCATTACCATGGTCTAAAGGATAATGGTGCATAGGAACAACTATATTATTTTCATGTGTAAAATAATCTGTTGTAGGTATTTGTTGTTGGGCAAAAGCATTGTATCTATGCACTTTCATACGACCGTTACGCGGGCCAAATTCTTTTATTTGAGCACGCACATATCGTTGACTATGATGAATAATAAGCCATTCATCTTCTTGAAAAACATCTTTGTGTTTCATTTTACCGTTACGAAATAGATCAATAAATCTATTGTAACGCCCAAGAGTGTAATATTCTTTTTGTAATATTAGATCTCTAATTTCTTCAGGGCCAAAAGAATAACCATCTCGAACATAGGGTATTCCTTGTTCATCACACCAACGCGATTCTGCATTGTTGTACATATGGGCATTTCTATACATATTTTTCTCCTATGTTAAGCGGAGTTTGAGTAGCTATGAAAAGGTTATATTTAAACCCTCGGCTCTCTACTCAAACTCCTTTCTCGGATTTTGCGAGCCGAATTCAGGGCAGCAGTTAGCTTGGTATCAGGGCATCCGCTATCGTGTGATTCATCAAATCACCTTGGACTAATTATGCTAGTAAAAGCATTAGTTGTAAATTATAGATAGCTGGTTCGAATCGTTTACGCTCTCGGACCTCTAGTCGCACTAGGTCGAACAACCGGTCGTATCAACTAACCACTGCTAGTGTTAAGTGTAAGAGTTAAGCTTGGTATCTGCTATCGGGCAAGGGTGAGGTTATTGTGTATTATAGAGCCTCACTTAAAACCATTCTCGCTTTTTACAAAGAATACACCTTACCAGGTATCCCTACTTACGATAGGGTCGTATCAACTTAACTCTTACGATGTAAAAATTAGATGTGGTGTCTAGAGGGCAACGGGCCGCGAATCTACGCTGCAATTGGAGCTCTGGCCTCCTCGGTCGTATCAATCTAAGTCTTACGATAAGCTTTTATTAAAAAATTTCTGTGATCTTGTTCATATTCATCAACAGTATTGTATGGTTGTTCATTGTAATAAGATCTTTCTTTACAATTTTCTTTGTACATTTGCCATACAAACTTATGATAATTTGAATCTTTCAATAAATTGTTCATAGTAGTCTTCTAAAAATGGATATTCGTTCTCAAAAGCTTCTTCTACTACTGCTTCTAATTCTTTAGTCGCAGCACTGTTGTACATATAATTACTAAAATTTTCACTAAAATACACAAAACAAGCTTCTGAATAAGTTACATCTTCTTCTAATAAAAGACTTAAAATTTTTACTTTAGGATTAGGATGAAGTTGACTAAACTCTGACCAACATTGATCAAAGAAATCTTTGTAGTTGTCTTCAAAGTCTTGCATTTTTTCTTTTACCATTCCCATTAGTCTTCCATGTTTCTTTGCTCGTTTCATTTCAACTTTAGCCGCATGGCTTAAGTTGTTAGACATATAATCAGGCATATGTTCAAAGTACTTCTTCATCAGGTATATCCTGGCAAATAAGTTCAATCTCGTTTTCGCCTTCGGTAACGATTATTCCTACTACCTTTTTACCATTATTCTTTACTTTTTCAAAGTGGTGTTTCATGTCTACATTTCTAAAATAAAAGCCACCTTGAGCCTCGCCTCTAAAAGTTTCGTCTATGAATGTTTGTTCGTTAGCCATTATTTTCTCCATATTCTTTAATTAATGCCCTTAGTGCTAAGTCAAAAAGCTCTCCACCTGTATATCCCGGATGCGCTTTTATTATGGCGTACCATTCCTTTTTTGTTGCTGGCGGAACTCTGATAGCTATTGTCTCTTTCTGTTTTCCATTTCTTTTTTCTAAGTTAAGTTTCATTCATTCTCCTCGTTATTTAATTGTATTTCATAGGCTTGCATGACTTTTACTATTTTATCCATAAGTAAAAGACCATCCCTATAGTGTTGTTTATCTTCAGGTTTAGCTAAATTCATTTGTTCTACCATGTAATCAGAATACTCTTCATACTGTTCATAAGTAGCTTTCCAATCTATAGTCATTCCATGACTTTCGCGCTTTACCATTAGATACTGCACATAACCTGTAGCTATTTTTTCTAGTTCTTTTTCATCCATTATTTTTTCCAATATTGATTATGGTGACGCCAATCGGGTTGTTTTGTTTGCCAAGAAAAACTTAGCATAGGTAGTTTTACACCAAGCACTTTTTTCTTGTAGGTTTCAATCTGCAGTTTTTTGTGCACCATAACTTTTTTCATTAAGAATAAAGTAATAGATGCAACTAAACCGCCAACCATTGCGGCAGTCATGCCGCTGTAAGTGCCATAAAACATAACCATAAGAGTTGCAGTGATAAGTATATCTGCAAGAACATCATGACCAATTGTTTTACGACCGCCGATTTTAAGCGCTAGCAGCAGCAGCCCTAGCGCGCTGAATATTCCTATAGTTAACATTGTTCCTCTGTTTCCACATTATGTAAGCCATGTAGGCAAACTGTATTAGTTCGATAAGTATCCACAAAGCTGTGGTAATACTAGATAGCAAACTTGGCATAATTAACACTCCTGTAAAGTAAATAAAGAGATATACCCATAAGCAAGGCAATTCCCGTAAAAATTAATAAATGTTGCAGTATAAGAGCAATAGCAAGCAATGCTGCGGTAGCTGCAACTCCTTGAAGCGTATATTTTTTAAATAATCTAAACCACTTCTTAATATTAGATTTTGATAATTTGCCCATAAGGTGCCTCCTCTAAATCAGTAGTTACCCAAAGAACTGGAAAGTTAGGTTCGACACCAAAGTCATTTGAACCTAAGTCAGTCAAGTAAACCAACGCAGATACATTTGGATAATGTTCGTTAATGTAATCAATAACAGGACTAAACATAGTCCCACCCCTACCTTTGTAAGTTACCTTCAAGGGTAGATTATCTTTAGTATATTCCTCATCACTACATACTTCTGTATCGCACTGCAGAAAATGAACACGCTCAGGATTAGTATCAAGTAGAATATGAGAGGTTTCTGAAGTAAATATCTCCAGCTCCCTCTCCGATACCGATCCTGAGGTGTCAACAGCGACAGCTATTTCTTCCAGCGCTGGCGTGTGTAAAGATGGTAAGTACATACCATTTGCAATAAATCTTCTGTTTGGCTTAGCCCAACTAAAATCAGATTTGTTATTTGCTCGTAAAAATCTAGCAAGAACAGTTTTCCAATCTACTTTTGGATCGGTAATACTTTCAATAATAGTTTGTAAATTAGCGGGCAGTTTACCTTGAGCTTTGGCTGCCTCAGCTGCTTGTTGTACAGCAACTTGTATCTCAGCTTCAAAAGCACCACGATCTTTAATAATCTGATTATTCTCAATGACATCTTGCTCTCCATCCCACAATTTAATTTTAATAAAATTACTCAATGGGTCTTCGGGAAGATCGTCATAGACTGCATCAGTAGTCCAATTAGCATAACGATCATCTAACAAGTCAGTCGGTGGTAAGATCATACCAGCATCTCGAACAATCAGATTGATTACATAATCACCAGCTACATTCCAGCGTTGATGATCACGACCGTTTAGTCTAGTCATATGCAATAGAACCACATGCATAACTTCGTGAGCTAGCAAGCCCACTCGTTCGGGTTCTGCAAGACTAAGAAAAAACTTAGGGTTATACAGCAACTGCTTACCGTCAGTTGCTGCTGTTTCAATCTCTTCAGTCTCGACCGGTGTCAACCGTAGACATAGCGTGCCGAAGAATGGCTGGTCTAACAACAGTCGAGATCTAGCTTTTGTAAATTCAGGTATCATTAATCCTCCAATAGACTACCACCAAGAATGACAGTGTTAAGTTCTTGAGCTACGCCATCCATCATTTCTTTGTTTTTCTTTTCCTGCGCTCTACGCTCAGTCTTCTTATGTACAGTAACCATTTTCTCAGGCCAAGCTTCTTGAACTACTTTACTAAGAGCAGGCCAAGCTTTGAGGGCTTGGTTAAGAGTTGTAAACTCACGCAAAGTATCTGTGAACTTGTGTTGTTTACGAAGCTTTTTAAAGTAATTCAAACGATTAAACGAAGCAATCTCAGACACTTTGTTTACTGCCTCAGCAAGATCTGGGTTATTTAACAATGATTCGTCTCCTTTGTATAAATCCAAAGTCACTGTGCTGCTATAACCCATACCAAACTGAGTTTTCTCTGTAGACATAGGTATAACCTCATCTACAACAACAGCGTCTTTTACCGTATGACCATCCTCATCTATTGAATATTCAAAAGCATTAACTTTGACATTCATATTAGAATCTTTGTTAAAAAAGTTATTCTCTATCTCATTAGTTTTAACAGAAGGAACTTCATCCATAAGCTTGCGAAACTTTTCTACACCAACCCCCATGGTATGTTTGTAAATAGTATCGCCAACATGCGATGGCACTTCTTGGTTAGGACTAGTTTTATCATAGTCTTTTTTGTATTGATCAGTTAGTCTACTAACTAACTCTTCTGACATTCTTACTGTCGCCATAATTACTCCTATAGTATTACATTTGCGTTTGCACTCACCCACGACTGCACTGACGCATGATTGAATAAACTCTTGTCTTTAGCAAGTAGCGTCTTGACAAGAACCACTTGAAACTCGGTTGGAAGTTTCTTGTTCACAGCCATGATTTTATCCATCTTGGCATCTTCAGCTCTGGAAGCCACTGCACCTGTAAGTGCATACATCACTGCAGGATCTGTAGTTGGTTTATAGCTGTGTGGGTTTTCGATTAGATAATCGATGTCTGGTAGCTCGTTAGCAATCTTAGCAAAAGCTACGAACTCACCAGCTGGGCCATTACCAACTGCTGCAGATGCACCAAAGAACATGCTATCGTCACGATGATCTTTCTCTAGCTTCAAACGCTTATCAACGAACGACCAACTACGAGGAGTTGGAAACGCATACTCATCAGCTTTGAAACTGTAGAGCAAGTTGGGTTTGAATCGTAAGAAAGATACGAGCGTAGAGTCAACATCATGTTGAAGAGCCCAGTCACACCAAGTATTGATGTTAGGCTCGAGTTCATAGTGCATAAGACGATTTCTTACAGGTGAGGGCATTTGATACACAGCAGCAGCGTCAGTAAGACGATTACCTGCTGATATCACTGACCACCCGTCAGGCATAGTGTAGTCACCAACTTGACGAGTTAGTAATAATTGTAGAAACGCATTCTGTGTAGCTGGGGGAGCTGTTGGAAGCTCATCGATAAGAAAGATACCGATATCGCCATCGCGTTCTGCAATTGGAAAAATATCTGGTGCTGCCCAACTAGTAAACTTACCAGATTCTGCATTAGATACATAAGGTACACCACGAACATCGACTGGATCGAAAAGGTTGGCACGAAAGTCGAGCAACTTACAGTTGAGCTCGTCTGCCACCTGTTGTGGTATCTCTGATTTACCAATGCCTGGACCACCCCATATCATAGTATTTAAGCCAACACGCATGTTGGTCTTAATCTCTTTCTTGAGTTGGTCAGAATTAATTTGATGAATATTGTCTGTCACTGTATTACCTCCTTTATTTCAATGGGTTCAATATCTCTAATTTTTATTACACCTTGATTGATCAAGGCTATTAGATTATTTAGTGCTATTTGCTCATAGTCAACCGTAGCTTCCACTGGGAATGGGGCTAAAAACTCGATTACAAAATTGCTGCCGCTAGCAGCATCTGTAACAGTAGCCCTAAATAATCTTTCTTTTGTTGCCATAATTACCTCCTATTAATTGGTGTGGCTTATCAGTCTAGGCATGCACTTGTTTTAACTGACTAACTTAGCTCCCCCTCATACGAGTGCGACTCAGCCTTTGGGAGTACCACATATAAAAACAGCACACCTTACTCGGTAAAACAAAAAAATGCCTACCGCAGAATATGAATTCAAACGACTAATTGTCTGATAAGTCGCCTGCGGTAGGACTTGTATAAGTATGCCTACCGCAGGAGCATGGTTACAATAAAACTGCGGTAGGACTTTGCTCATGGAGTTGAGTTAAACGCTATTTGCAATAGTGTTCATATGTTCAACTGTTTGTGCATTCAACTCCTTGACTATTTTGCCAGTAGTGCTTGCATACTTGTTGAAGTTCCACTCAGCCAATCTCTGAAGTCTACGCTCGACTTCGGCTTGGACACGATCACGCTTTAGTGAAGTGTCAGACAAACCAAACTTGTCGTCCATAGATGAGATAGCCTGAGATAACAACCTAGCTTTTCTACCAAGCTGAGCCATCTTCTCTTCTCTCTCAATTAGCCAATCTGGTATTTCCGATACACCAACCATAGCATCTGTGTATTCATAAACAACGCTTGCAAACTCAGCCCATGTTCTAGTGGACAATTGCAAAAGCTGTATACCAGTTGCTTGAGGATCAACTTCTAACAAAGGCAAGACACCATTAACAATATCATTGCACTGTTGGTCGAAGTATTCCTGCTCTGATTCAACAGAAATATCAGTTCTAAAAGCCATTGGCGTATCAACTTTGGCATCAAAGACCTTCATAATCTCGTTAACACGAGACTTTTTGAATGTCGGTTGACCAAAGTCATCTAGGTCATAGCTTTTGAAGAAAAAATCAGGTACATCGACATCCGCCTTTGTAATTCTTTTTTCAACACCTTCAGGATCCGCCATAGTGTCTTCAGTGTAGTCACTCATGTCAGATTTTGTTTTAGGCAAGAGTTCCTGAGTCTCTTGCTCACTTGGATCGAAATGATCAGCCATAATTACTCCTATAGTAAGTAAAGTTAAAAATACACATCCTAACTAGTAGGATGCACCTCTTGAAGTGGATCAGGTATTTGACTCACTTCGAGTTCTTTTGCTTGCAAAATGCTTAGCCTCCTCGTGAAAAATCCTATCTAGAGAACGCTCACATTCTGTAAACTTCTTGTGATCGAGCCTACGCTCAAGTTCTAATATCAACTTGTAGTCCATTACACCCTCTCATGTCTGGTAAATGATACGCCGTTGCCAACATATACAACCTGTTGTCTAACTACCTTATCGTTTACTTTAGTTGATGAAATGACCCTACGATCGCCTGTTTTTGCGCTTTTGTTAAACGCGCGTGGTAAATGATTATCCATATTATGTATCTCCATAAGTAATATTTACTCTAATATAATTAGATTCGAGCCATTGTTGGATAACAATGGCGAGTTTGTGGTACACCCTGGTACACCCTAAGCTACTGATTCTATTAACAATAGCTTAAAAGGTGTACCAGAACTAAAATGTAGCTGGTACACCGGAAACCCTTGCGATAGCTAGGATTCTTTGGGGGTGTACCATTTGTACCGGTAAAAGTACAAAACAAACATGATTTTATAACCACGGTCTATGGTCTATCTCTAAAAGCTAACGCTAAACTCGTGGTACATCTGGTACAAATTCTGTTTTTTGGAAAAAAACTAAGTAAAAAAGCCTTTTTGCGGTGTACCAGTAGGCTGTAAAACAGCCGGTACACTGCTGGTACACTCGGTACACCTCGTATCCCTGTGTATTGTCTATCGACAAGTACTTGATACTCGGTGAATCCACATCGCATACGCGATGATAGTAGCCCTTCGGGCTGATGATAGTAGTTGGCACACCGCGACCCAGGGACTTTTTAAGAAGCATGAAGTTTCAAGCTCGGGGCTTTTAACTCCATGCCTCTGTTAGAGAGTATTAGGTCATATCCCACAGTAGGGCTAGAAAGGATCCTACTGCTGAGAGTACAACTGCTACGAAACATAGCAGTTGTATTCCGTTCCACAAGCTAGTCCATCCGAAATGTCCCAAGAAGTCTAGGAACATAACCGAAGCGAGCGTTGTGGATGCTGCGAATGCGACAAGAAGAAGTGCTCTAACTATTGTATGTAAGATCATGACTTATCTCCTTGATACATCTCTTTGGTTTCTCCATTCTCCTGAAGATTCAAATGTTCTTCTGGGCTCATCTCATCTGGATGAAACAAGTGGTGAAACTGCTCTTTGAACTCTTCGAAGGAGTACTGCTGTGATGCTTGCTCTTTCATTTGAGCCCATCTAGCGTATGTCTCATCGATTACATCCTCTAGAGGTTGAGTAGTATCAATGGGCGGTGAATCCGAAGACTCACCGCTTTCTTCTCTTTTGGAGAGAGATTGACCTTCCTTGATCCCGTCCAAAGCTGAACCAAGAGCTCTGTTTGCTACACCAAGACCGAAGCCGAGGCCAACAAAACCAAGCTTGATTGCTTTAGTCGTGATGCCTGTTGCATCTTTAATTACTTTCTTCATTACTCTCTCCATTCTTTTCAACGAACACGAACAATGGCTCAGGGTCATTATCCGTACCAAGTTTGGGTAAGAAGTCTAAGTGCATTGTCACCTTGCCATCAGCGCCAGTTACTTGACGACCGATAGTAGGCCAACGATTCTTAGTTACTTCATTACCACTTTCATCTGTAGTTTTATAAGATCTACGAACTTTGATTGATTTTATATTTGACATGTTTCTCTCCATGTAAGAATTAAAATAAACTAGATAGATAAACCATCTAGTACCTACCCAGATTTAATTAGATTAACAGCGGAGTTGTGTAACAACTTCGCGACAGCCGAGCGTGAGCGAGGGTGCAAAAAACAAACAAGGTTCCAAGCAACAAAAACAGAAACAAGGTTCCAAAACAAAAAACAGGGAACAGGGGGCTGGGATAGTGATAGTAAGATACCCTGCGTGCGCGATAAAATAATATTTTTTCAAAAAAAATTTTCACAAAAAAATTTTCCTAAAAAAAATTTATAGTATAAAGTAGCAAAACATGAGTACCAAAAAGTGTACTACGTGTAAAAAAACATACGACTTGAGTCACTTTGCAGGTAGTAATGCTAGAGGTGAATACTCATTTAAAAAATGTAAAAAATGTCGTAATCGGGCAAAAAATACTAACAAAAGTGATAACCCGTATTCGTATTTAAGACATATTTTTACTCAGTTGAAATATTCAAGGAGAAAAAAAGATCCAGGCTTAGATTGGAAAATCGAGGTCGATAATCTTATTGAAGCATGGGATAAACAAGAGGGTAAATGTGCCTTAACAGGTTTGTATATGACATATCATAAAGATGGTACTGGCAAAAAAGATTTGAATGTTTCGGTTGACAGAATAGATCCGGAAATAGGATATCTACCCTACAATATCCAATTAGTTTGTAATCGCGTGAATACTTTGAAACATGTATTGTCAGAGGATGAATTATATTGGTGGTGTAAAAATATAGTTTCCTATAAAGAGGAGTGATGTCAGAAAACGATAATTTTGAACAAGAAAGGGCTGAGCTACAGTCACACTACCCGTATCTTGATATACCTTTAAATGAGCTAACTACTCAAGAAGAAAGGTTATTATTGTTTCACCTACGCGGTATGTCTAAAGCTGCTGCGGGAAGGGCCGCCGGTTACCAGAACACTGAGCATGTTTATAAGATATTTAAAAAACCTGCTATACAAAAGGCCCTGGCCCATCTACGTAGGGAATTCAGAGAAGAGATAAAGTTCGATAAACAGGCGGCTACAAGCATGTACCTGGAAGCGCACCGTAAGTCGGCGACCGCAACTGAAGAAAAAAATATCACTGATTCTTTATGTAAGCTCCACGGTCTATTTGCCCCGGAGCATGCAACCCAGATCAATATCAATCTAGACCGTACTGTAGAACAACTTGAAAAACTACCAGATGCGGAGTTACTCAAGATAGCGGGTACGGACAATCAATACTTATTACCAAAACGCGATGGAAATAAAGAAGATTGAATGTCTTACCTGTAAGGTATCTCATCCAGATACGTTGTACCCAAGCGATGACGGTATCTGTGTGTACTGCAAAGCGGACGAAGCTGAGCGAATCGAAGAGCCTCAAATAGAAGTTGTAGAAGAAACAACACCCGAAGAAACCGAACAAGAAAAAGCGCAGCGTGAACTTGCATTACGAGCCCTGGCCCGTAAACACTTGTTACCATTCGTAGAACGTTTCAACCCAGACTATATGGCAGGTTGGGTACACAAAGATATTTGTTTGCGGTTAGAAAAGTTTAGTGAAGATGTTGAAAATAGAAAGTCACCTAGACTTATGTTGTTTATGCCACCACGACACGGTAAATCTACTTTGGCATCGGTTGCGTTTCCAGCTTGGCATATGGGCAGAAACCCTGAACATGAGTTTATTAGTTGTTCGTACTCTGGATCGTTGGCCATGAACTTTAGTCGTAAGGTTCGTCATCAGTTAAGAGAACCTAATTTTAAAAATGTTTTCTCGGGTGTATCGCTCGACCCTAGTTCGCAGTCCGTAGAATCATGGAACACAACTAAGGGCGGTGGTTATGTAGCCGCGGGTGTTGGTGGTGGTATTACCGGTAAAGGTGCGCACGTGCTCGTCATCGATGACCCCGTCAAGAACAGAGAAGATGCGGAGTCAGAGTACAATCGGGATGCCGTTTGGGATTGGTATACATCAACTGCTTACACAAGACTAGCCCCAGGGGGCGGTGTACTCGTAATTTTAACAAGATGGCATGATGATGATTTAGCAGGCAGATTACTACAAGCGGCAGCAGGCGGTGCGGATCAGTGGGAAGTCGTCAAATATCCAGCGCTCGCTGAACAAGATGAGACTTTTCGAGACAAAGGCGAAGCGCTTCACCCAGAGAGATATAGTCAAGAAGCGTTAACCCAGATTCAAAAAGCAGTGGGGCCGAGAGACTGGTCAGCTCTGTACCAACAGAATCCCGTATCAGATGAGGGTGAATATTTTAATCGAGAAATGGTTCGTTACTACGATGATATGGACGTTGATTTTGATCGACTACGTTACTACTGTGCCTGGGATCTAGCGATTGGGCAGCGCGAACGTAATGACTATTCGGTCGGTCTAGTAGTCGGCGTTGATGAGTATGACAATCTATTTGTTGTTGATTGTGTTCGAGGCAAGTATGATGGTTTTGAATTGGTGGAAAGAATATTAGATTTGTACCAAGAGTGGCAACCCCATGTGGTCGGAATAGAGAAAGGTCACATAGAAATGGCGCTCGGTCCGTTCCTTCAAAAGCGTGTACGTGAACGTGGACTCAATGAAGCTTACTTCAAAGATTTAAAAGTGGGTCGAAGGGATAAAGAAGCGAGAGCTCGTGCGATACAAGGACGGATGCAACAAGGCATGGTATACTTTCCGAAAGATCCAGTTTGGGTCGGTCCTCTAATCGCAGAACTTTTGCGTTTTCCGAATGGAGCTCACGATGACCAAGTAGATGCGTTAGCATGGATCGGGTTGATGATGACAGAGTTTGCTACTTATGTAGAGAAAATTGAGCATGTACCTTCATGGCGAGATAAATTAAAATATCTAGTTAAAGGGGACAAACATAAAAGTGCTATGAGTTCTTGATGGATTACAGTAAGAAAAAGAAAAAACTTTCAAAAGAAGAAGAGCATTTAATAGCTCAGAATCAGTTTGAACGCTATGAACGTGCCCGTGACAACGGACATTTAGAATACATTGACACCGCTAAAAAGTGCGATGCTTTTTATCGAGGTAACCAATGGGACCCTGCCGATGTAGCAGTTCTCGATGACGAAGGTCGTCCTGCGCTAACCATTAATACTATACTACCTACCGTTAACACTGTGCTTGGTGAACAAAGCACTAGAAGAGCCGATATAAGTTTTAAACCTAGAGGTAACGGTAACCAAGCTATAGCAGATGTGCTTACTAGATTATATTTACAGATATCCGATAATAACAAAGTACACTGGCTCGAATCACAAGTTTTCGCAGATGGTCTTATTCAAGATAGAGGATACTTCGATGTTCGTATCGATTTTGATGACCACATTCAAGGTGAGGTGAGGATAACTACAAAAGACCCACTAGATATCCTCATCGATCCTGATGCAAAAGAATACGATCCAAAAACTTGGAACGAGATATTCGAAACCAAGTGGATGAGCATAGATCAAATAGAAGAGCAGTATGGGCAAGAAAAAGCAGATCAACTTAGAACTTCTGTAGAGTATGGCGCCAGCATGGGTACTGATTCAGTTGAGTATGAAGAAACGAGATACGGAGATACCTATACCGGGGTAGAGTATAACCAATCTGCTACAACTAACCCAGAAGAAAATAGATCTTTAAGATCAGTCAGAGTTATAGAAAGACAATATTATCAACTTAAAGATTGTACTTTTTACATTGATAGAGTGACAGGTGATATGCGTCCGGTACCAATGACTTGGGGTAAACGTAAGATGCAGAAGTTTGCCGATGATTATGGTTTAGATATTTTAAATAAACCAATGCGTAAAGTTCGTTGGACGGTAACTGCAGACTCAGTTGTGTTACACGATGATTGGTCCCCTTATGATTGTTTCACTATTGTTCCTTACTTTCCATATTGGCGAAGAGGTAGACCTTTTGGAATGGTTAGAAACTTAATATCACCTCAAGAACAATTAAATAAAATAAGTTCACAAGAATTACATATCGTAAACACCACAGCCAATAGCGGTTGGATTGTAGAAACCGGGTCATTAAATGGTATGACTGCTGACGATTTAGAAGAACACGGTGCGGAAACTGGTTTGGTATTAGAATATAATCGTGGGTCTTCCCCTCCTGCGAAAATACCACCGAACCAGATTCCCACCGGCTTAGATAGAATTAGCCAAAAAGCTGCACTTAATATTAAACAGATTAGTGGTATCAGTGACGCTATGTTAGGTACAGATTCACCAGAGGTATCAGGTATTGCTATACAAGCAAAACAAAATAGAGGTATCTTGATGATTCAAGTGCCGCTAGATAACCTACAAAAAACTAGACAGTATTTGGCAGAGCACATATTACGTTTAGTACAGCAGTATTATACAGAGGAAAGACTTGTTCAAATTACAGATGAGTCAGATCCGTTTAAGCCTGGCATACCTTTAGTAATAAATCAGCCTACTCCTGAAGGAGAAATAATAAATGATTTAACTCTTGGCGAGTATGATGTAGTTGTGGGAACCATGCCTACTAGGGATAACTTTGATGAGGTACAGTTTGCTGAAGCAATACAACTTAGACAAGTTGGTGTACCAATACCAGATGATTTAATTGTAGAATACTCGCATATGGCTAAGAAAGCTGAACTCGCACAAAGGATCCGTATCATGCAAGGTATGGAACCACCATCTGAAGAACAAGCAGCAATACAACAATTCCAAGCTGAAGCTGAAATCAAAAAAGTACAGCTTGAACTTGCGAAGATGGAAGCTGAAGTACAGAACTTACAATCTCAATCACAACTTAATGCGGCTAAGGCACAAGAGTCCGCAGCTGATCCACAATTAAAAGCGGCTGAGATACAAAGTAAAATGCAAATGAAGCAACAGGAACTTGCCTTACGTCAGCAGTTATCATCATTAACTAATGATATGAGGAAAGGTCAAACTGAAACCCAAGCAGCATCTAAGATTGCTGTTGAAGCTATGAAACCAAGAGGAGGTAATAACCGTGGCTAAAAAAGATAACACAACTGAAACTGAGGACCTAGTATTCGATGGAATGCCAGGAGCAGATGCAAAAACTGAAGAGGACGTAGCGCCTTTTCAAGTAGATATGAATTTTGAAGAAGAGGAGACTCAAGATGAACAAACCGAAGAGGAATCTAGCACTGAGGAAGCAACAGAAGAAGTTGCAGAGGCAGAAGAAGAAGAAGTTGCAGTTGAAGAACCAGAAGCTACAACAGAAGAAGAGCCTGCAGAAGAATTACAAACAGATGATGAGCAACCTGTGGAGCCAATGGAGGAAGTTGCAGAGGTAGAAGCTGCTCCAGAAGTCGCTGAAGTAGAGGAAGTTATAGAAGAAGAGCCAAAAGCTCCAATGGTTCCTAAATCTAGACTTGATGAAGTGCTTGCAAAGAACAAAGAAATGCAGAAAAAACTTCAAGATATTGAAAAGCAAGATGATGCTAGCGAAACAGAAGTGCCTCAGTACGATTTTGTATCCAAAGAAAAAGAATATCAAGATTTAGTACTCGAAGGGCAGACTGATGCTGCTGCACAACTGCGAAATGAGATAAGAACAGCTGAAAGAGAGCAACTCATGTCCGAAATGCAAAGCAAAATGGGCCAAACAGTGCAACAAGATAGAGAACAACATGAGTTACAACAAAAAGCTAACGAAATAATGGAAGTTTTTCCTATTTTTGATGAAAAAAGTAAAACTTTTGATGAAAAACTAACGCAAGAAGTTATGGAGTTGCGTGATGCTTTTATATATCAAGGTTATGGCGCAGCTGATTCTTTAGCAAAAGCTACTGAAGTTACTTTATTGTCTAAAAAACCTGATTTGTTACAAGTTTCAGATGAACCAGCAGCTGATCCTGCACCTACGTTGACGAAAGCGGTGCAAGAAAAGAAACAAAAGGCTAATGTAAAGAAAAAAGTAGAAGCTTCTCAAGCACAACCCCCTGCTATGAAGGGCGATGGTGCTAAAGAAAGCAAAGTTGTTAATATAAATACGTTATCTGATGATGAGTTTGGTGCATTACCAGAAGAAACTTTAAGAAGATTACGTGGTGACTTTGATTAAAGAGTAGTATACTAACAAGAATTCGTACGTTGGAACGAAATCCAACACTGGTCGTTCAGTATAAAAATCGTTTTTTCGTCTACAATGACGTTAACTGTTCGAGGTCGTGCTCGTAAAACTGACGGTATCGTGCCCCAACGATAAAGGGTATACGGGATATCGCCCCAAATAGCGATTGGTTATTTTTAATTTAATTTTATTTGGAGGGCCTAATGGCTAATACAAACTTTAGCGCGTTGACCAGCGAACAGCTTACTATCTGGTCTCGTGATTTTTGGAGAGTTGCTAGAAACATGTCCTTCATTAACCAATTTGCGGGTAGTGGCCCCAACGCCATGGTTCAAGTAATAAATGAACTTACACAATCAGAAAAAGGAGCTAGAGCTGTTTTAACACTTTTAGCTGACATGACTGGTGATGGTATTGTTGGTGACAACACTCTCGAAGGTAATGAAGAAGCGTTGAGAGCATTCGACATCGTTGTACAACTAGATCAATTAAGATTTGCAAACAGACTATCTGGTAGGCTTGCTGATCAAAAATCTGTTGTCAATTTCCGTGAGCACTCAAGGGATGCACTTGCATACGCAATGGCAGACAGAATAGATCAAATCGCATTCTTAACCTTGGCTGGTATTTCTTATAACAGAAAGAACAACAATATTGGTGGTTCTTCTGCTACAAGACCAGTTTTAGGTTCAGGTGCTAATCTATCTGATCTTGCGTTTAATGGTGATGTAACTGCTCCTACTTCTAACAGACACAGAAGAGTCGATGCAACTAATGGTTTAGTTGCTGGTGATACTTCTGCTTTAGTTGCTGCTGATACTATGAAGTACAGCACAATTGTTGAGCTTAAAGCTTTTGCTAAAGATCAATACATTAGAGGTATGAGAGGCAATGGTAACGAAGAGATGTTCCATCTTTTTGTTACTCCACAAGTAATGGCTGATCTGAAACTAGATTCAGACTTCTTAGCTAACGTAAGAAGCGCTGGTATCAGAGGACCAAACAACGAACTATTTGCTGGATCTTCTAGCTTAATGGTTGACGGTGTCATGGTTCACGAATTCAGACACGTACCAAACACTTCTCAAGGTACTTCAGGTACTCAGAAAGGTGGATCTGGTAGTGACATTGACTTCGCTGCTTGCTTATTCTGTGGAGCTCAAGCTCTTGCTATGGCGGATATCGGTTTACCAGAAATAGTTGAAGACACTTTCGACTACGGAAACCAAAACGGTATCTCTATCGGTAAGATCATGGGTGTTAAAAAGCCTAAGTACAATTCTGACATTTCTGGTCAGGATGAAGACTTTGGTGTAATCAGAGTAGATTGCGCATTCTAATTAAGATTGGGGTGGTCTTAGGGCCACCCCTTCTTTTAAACAGGAGTTATAAATGGCAGAACAAGAAATAAAAAAAATGTTGGTGAAAGCTAGTGAAGATGTTTACGTAGCTTTAACTACTGGTGATGCAGTTAGACTAGAAGCTGGAGAAACAAGAGAGTTTCCCGACTACATAGCATATGCCTGCATACAAGCTGGGTGCACTGAAGTAAAAGAAGCACCTAAGAAAATGGAAGAACTTATTGAAGAAACTAAGGAGAAACCTAAAAAAACTACAAAGAGTAAAAAAGTAGAAGAGTGATAAATGGCAGGGACATTACAAGGGCAACATATCCTTTCCAGAGTTCAGAACATCTTGCAAGATAATACAAGTGTACGATGGACTCAAGGAGAACTTTTAGATTATTTGAATGATGGTCAAAGAGAGATTGCTAATCTTCGTCCTGATTCTACCGCTACTCATTCTAATGTATCTTTATCCACAGGAACTGAACAGTCTATCCCAACTGACGGGTTACGTTTAATAAAGTTAGTTAGAAACATGTCAGGCACAGGCACTGATGCAACTGGGGCTAGAGCTATAAGAGTCGTTACTGAGGATGCTTTGAATAGCACACAACCGAGTTGGCATGATCCTACTGTAACGGGGGACGCTACTCATGGCACCGAAGTTAAACACTATATATTTGATACAAATGACCCTAGGAAATATTACGTATATCCAGGGGTTGCGGGTAGTGCATACGTAGAGGTTGTATATTCTAAAAATCCTACTAATCTAAGTGCTGTTACCGATTTAATTCAAGTAGATGATGTTTTTGCTAATCCTCTAATAAACTTTGTTTTGTATAGAGCTTTCCTTAAAGATTCTGAGTATGCTTCAAATATGCAAACTGCAGGAACTTATTATCAGTTGTTCACTCAAAGCTTAGGTCAAGGCGGGTTAGTACAGAATAATATACAACCAGATCAGGGAGCTACTAATGGCTAGTTTTGATTCATTAATTACAGAGATACTACCTTACGTTCCAGGGTGTCCAGACTCTTTGATTGAGACTAATTTACGTTCTGCAACTATAGAACTTTGCGAAAAAAGTAAGGCGTATACTTTTGACTTAGACCCTTTAAATTCTATTTCAGGCGAGTATGAGTACGAGTTTGATCAACCTAGCGGTACAGCTGTACATCAAATATTATGGATGACTTACGATGGGAATGATTTAGATCCAATCAGTCCTAGAAGTTTGGAGTTAAATTACCCAGATTGGCGAGATCGTTCAGGGACTCCAACAGTGTATCTACAAAAAACTTCTGATAGTTTTTGGCTGGTACCAACACCGAATAGTAGCAAAGAAATTTTAATAAATGTTGCTTTGAAACCCACTAGAACTACTAATAGCATTGATACTGAGTTTAGTAATACTTATAGAGATGGGATTGTTTACGGCACTATTTATAGATTGTTAAGGATACCGAGCAAACAATGGACCGACCCAGTAGCCGCCGCAGATTACTTTAATCTATTTCAGGCAGAGGTGTCGGATGCTGAATTAAGGGGAAGAGGCGGTAACATCGGAGTTAAAAGAACTGTTAAATATAAAAGCGCAGGTCTATCGCCAAGAAAAAGATATGGACGATATGGTAAAGAGTTGGACTACTAATGACGGTACAGTTTTTGAACATATCCCATTAGAGGATGTAAAAGTAGCGTACAACACGATTGAAAAAGATCTAAAAAAAGTAACGTTAAAAACATACTCTGACTGGATACCCGCTGACGTGTACGTTTCTTTACGTAGAGCTGAAGCTGATTTATACATGGCGTACGAGGATGAATATTACGTAGGCTTCTTTGTTACAACTATTGTTAGAGATTTTGGCGGTGAAAAAATATTATTTGTTTGGGTTGCGTACAGTAACCCTAAATATGATAATACTGAGGCAGGGTTTGAGTTTTTAGAAACCTTGTCAAAAGAATTAGATACTACAGAGATAGAATTTCATTCAAGTCGCTCAGGATGGGCAAAAAAAGCGGAGGCTTATGGATATATGCCGGTGATGCAAGTTTTTAAAAAAGAGGTATAAGATGGGTGGTAAAAGTCCAAGACCAGCTGAGTATGAACCCAGCGAGACAGAAAAAATTCAAGCGTCCATAGCAAAGGCGGACCAAGAGTATTTTCAACAAACATATGATCCTTTATTGATAAAAATGAGGGATGAGTCTATGCGTACCGATGATACAAGAAGTTTTGTTAGGGGTAGAGCGCAAGCAGATACTATGCAGTCGTTAACAGGAGAGGGACCGAACATTAATATCGCTAGAGGGGTAGATTCAGCAGCTAATAGGGCTACTGGAGCAATATCTAATATTCTAAATGCAGATAGGATTGCACAAGACATTAGTGCCAAACAGCAAACAAATGTTTTAGGTATCGCTAGAGGGCAAGCAGCTGATGCTGCGACTGGTTTAGCACAGGCATCTAGGTTAGCTCGAGCAGAGGGTTTAACGAGACAGGCAGCTAGACAATCTAGAGTAAGAAACACTATGCGCGCTATTGGTTCAATTGCAGGTAGAGGAGCCTCAGCTGCGGGCCAGTCTTTTATACGTAGCGGAGGAACCATTTACCAGGAGTAATATATGCCACATACTAGATATCATAACGAAGACGGCATTACACTTGCAACGCTTTCCTCTAATGAAGTAACTGATCCGGATCAGGTTTTTGCTGATGTAACTAAATCAGATTTCGACCGGTTCATTAGTGAATACCGTCCTTTTGAGAATCAGCTTATTGAACGCTCTCAAACAGATACTACTTTAGTAGATGCTGTAGCTCCTACTGTACAAGCACAAACTGATATAGCACAAGGGGTTGCTAGAAGGAACAGAGAAAGGTTTGGGTTAGCCGAAACTGGAGCGATGCGTAGAGAAAGGATGAGGGCTACGGATAGGGCTCAATCTTTAAATTTAGCTGGTGGCTTAAATAACGCTAGAGTAGCTCAACAACAGGCCAACCAAACGTTATTAGCTGACTTAATAAACATTGGACAAGGGGTTAACCGAAGCGCTTTAAGTGGTTTGGGTGCAGCAGCACAAAATGCAGTAGCACGTCAGAATCAATATATGCAAGATAGAACAGCTTATAAAAACTCTCGAGACAACATGTTCGCTAGTATTATTGGTGGAGCAATGTCGTTCCTTTCTGATATTAGACTTAAAGATAATATTCAATTTAGTCACAAACATGGAGAGTATGATGTTTATACTTGGGATTGGACTGAGGAAGCCTATGAGGTAGGTGTGACAGACGAACCTACTATCGGGGTTATCGCACAAGACATTTTACAAAGTAAACCTGAGGCTGTGCTCAAACATAGTTCTGGTTATTTAATGGTTAACTACGGGGCTTTATAATGGCAAATTATGTTTTAGGTAAAGATTTAAAAGGATTCGAAGGGTTTGTCAGACGCATATTTGAGAGAGGCATGACTCCACAAGAGTTTAATACAATGAACACCATCTCAGCCTCACAATACGAAAATACCTTTGGTAAAATGCAAGTTGATTTTTTAGAAGCCTTATCTAAAGATGAGAAACCAGAGTCTTTTGCCGGTAGTCAAGAAGAGTGGAATGTATTTAGAAATGAAGAACTAGGAGACCAAGGCAAACCTTTTGCTTTTTCTGCCTCTAAAACAGCAAAAGTTTTTGGAGAGGATTATTTAAAAACTAATCTCCCTAAAAATTTATTAGAAGCTACTTTAAAGACTCAAGGTGATGACCCAAATAGCACTAAGAGGTTTGATATTGAATCTACTCTTTCAAGTAAGTATCAAGGTGAAGACGGTAAAGATAATTTTGATCCTATTGTTAGAACAAATAAAATTGGTGAGGATGGCAGTATTCAATCCAGAAGTAACAATTTAACTTCTGATGCTTCTAATCAGGCAGAAAGCGGTGACGCAGGCATAGGAGGGATTGATTGGGCACAGATGGATGCTTTGATAGAAGCGGGTAGGTTGGAACTTGTAGATAAAGCTGGAGGTAGAGTAAAACCTATAACTGATAATCTTAATCAAGCTTTCTATAAAGAGGGTGTATTAGGTGGGTTATATGGTAGTCGGGAAGACTCAATTAATACTGTAGATAACCTAGCTCAAATATTTAGAGAGCAGGGATATACCATAAAAGACGGTAAGGTTGGTACCCCCGGGGAGCAACCTACTACTACAGAGGGCGGTCCCGATACTTCTCTTCAAGCAGAGGAAGATAGAAGCATTGGAATAGTGGGCGCCTATCGTTTAGACCCTAATTTAAAAACAACACAAGAGGCCTCTAAAGTAGCGGCTTCATATCAAAGTGGCACCATACCCTCTGATGGAGAGATAGAGCAGTTAAGTCTAGGCTTATCTCCTGGGTTTAGAAGTAGTTTTAAAAGAAATTTAACTTCAACTAGAGATGCGGCTGAAACGCTAACCCAGCAAATTCAAACTCTAGAAAGCCAAGACGATCTATCTCCGGGTCAAGAGGCACAGTTAAAAAGATTAAAAACAGATTTAGCTAACCAAGTTAAATCAATAGATAGATCTGTTGAACGAGTTACCTCTAATATTCAATCTGATGCTAGGGCTATATCTGGCAGGGAAGAGTTGCGTGTCCAAGACTTAAGTAAAAAATTAAGTGAAAAAATGTCTGTCGTTGGTAGTGGTACAGCCACTGACGCTAGAGTAAATGACCTTAACAAAGGTATTGTGAAGGATCTACGTCAAATTGCAGGTGTTAAATTTAGGACTATATCTAACGATAAAAAACCATTAGCAACACAGATACTAAGCAACAACGCTAACTTAGAACAAATACAAAAAAACCCAGTAGTTTTTAATGATCTGATTAACCTTACAGGGGAAGAATTTTTATCTAAATACAGCACGCCTGAAGGTAAACTTAATAATATGGCATTGTTTGGGCAAGAGTTACCACCAGAGGCAGAAGAAGCTTTGGATAGGTCTATAAACAAAAAACTTTTAACTGAACTTAGTTCTGCTTTAGAGAGCGGTGACGAGAATAAAGTAAAAGAACTCCTCAACAGTGTAAATATAAGTGAACAGGATCAAATTACATTAGGGAATGCGTTACGTGACTCCGGTGGGGATTTTAGGAAAGCTCCTAGAGATAAGTTCAGAGCTTTATATTTTGCTACCATAGCTAATATGGATACAGAATCTGATTTGTTTAAAACAATGATTACTCCTGGTGGCGTATATGCCAATATGGTTGAGATGGGTATGTTGAATTCATCTGGAATCGATAATTCTATTAAGTTAAGCAATCAGCGTATACAAGAAAACTTAAGTAGGAAGGCTAGTCCTGAGGTCATGAGATTTAAAAATGATCTTAATGCTCTCTACGACAAGGTTTTATTTAATGAAGATCTTGACTTTGGCAATGAGGAGGTTCAGAGAGAAGTTAATAAATACATACAAGATATGAAGGAGGCAGCGTTTGGACGAGGCGGGAATGCAAGTGATATCAGTTTATATCTGACATCAAGAGCAGATGTTATAAAAAGAGCTGCAGGAGAGGTATTGGATAGCCCTGGTTTCTTAAAGGAATTATTTAGTTTAGGATTTGCTAGGGGTATAGATAAAGCCACACTAGATTTAAGTGTCCCTGTTAATGTTGTTCGAGATTCTTCAGGAGCAATAATAGGGTTCAGAGCGAATAATGCTTTTAAAGATGCAAGGTTTTTTAAAAGGGTTTATGGGCCAGATTTTGTAGAAGAATTAGCAGCAGTAGCTATTGACAGAACCGGAGGGAAACAACTAAATGAAGCAGAAGGGACTAGGTAATGTCGTCTGTTTCGAAGTTAAGCGAGGCTTTTTTAGAGCTAGAAGCTAAGTCAAGAAGTAGGCAAACTTTAAATCGTTTGGGCCAACAAACTCTAGGAGTTGAACAAGAGCCCGAAGAAATAAGTTATGCGCCACAGGGCTTAGGACAAGTTTTTGCTGATGCGGTGCGTGGGGGTACGGCACAGTTAACTTCTGACTTTAATAGATTTTCTGCTATAGGCAGTACTCTTACAGGCGATACCCAAAAAGCAGACAACAGCCTAGCAATAGCTAATAGTTTTGATGAGTATTCGTCTGAAGTTTTTAATCAAATCCAACCCTTTGAGAGTTTTTTAAACGAACCCACAGTTGGAGGCTTTTTTACCCAAGTAGTTAAATCAATAGGACAATTTACACCTATGGCTACTAGCTCTATCGCTAGTGGTTTTGGAGGTGCTGCTGTTGGTTTATTAGGTAAAACTACACTTCGAGCAGGTTCTAAATTTGCTGTAAACAAAATGTATGAAGAAGCTGCTAAAAAAGCGGCAACTAATCCTGCTCTGCTTTCAGCGAGTGAACGTGCTATTTTGAATGAGGGCTACGGATATCTTAAGTACATGAAACGTGGTGGTGTAGCGGGAGCTTTTGGTCAAGAGTATGTAATAGGGTCAGCACAATCTGCAGCCGAATTTGAAGAAGCAGGTAGGGAGTTAACACCTTTAGAGGCGTACCAGTCTTTACTTTTAGGTGTACCACAAGCTGCTTTAGGTACTGCCTCAGAGGTTGTGTTTGCTAATGCGTTACTAAAAAATGCGTTGGCTGGTACACCTTTAGCAAAGTTAAATCAAAAAGTTAAATTACAAGGTGAAGCCTCTCTTACTGCAAAAGAAGCAGCGGCTTTTGATATTGTTAAAAAAATAAACAACGGAACAAAGTTATCAGCAGATGAATCTAGAGCTATTGCTAAGTTTGTAGGCCCTGAAAAAAATATGTTTGCTAATTTAATTACAGATTTAGGTAAAGGTTTTGCGGTGTCTGGTACAACAGAAGGTATAACGGAGATAGCGCAAGAAGGTTTACAAATAGGCCAAAGGTTCGCTATCGATGATAAATATACAGCAGCTGAAGCTAAACTAAGATTAGCGGAAGCTGGCTTTGCCGGTTTTTTTGCTGGGGGTGCTCGTGGAGGAGCTGGTGGAATCGCTACTTCTATTATTAATCAAGCTCGTGCGTATACAGAACAAGGGCAAGCTGTAGAAGCTCAAATAAATAATGAAAGAGTTTCTAAGGGTGAGGGAGAAACTTTCTCTACTAAAACGTCCACTCAGATAAATGCAGAAATTGAGGCAGGAAAATCAGCGGTATTTTTACCTGGCATAGATAACATTAATCAAGTACCCGCAGGTACCAGTCTGTCCAAGTTTCAGAACCTAGATTCTATACCCCATCAAGGAGGATTACTTGTTGGAGAAGAGCAAGCCCTTAAACCTGTAAGAAATTTATTAAATAAAAAAGATATTTCTGGGGCGGGTAACAATGCAAATAATTTTGAAGCTGTAAATGATGCCGTTTCTACTTTACTAAACGGAGAAGATATAAATGGAACAGAACCTGCAGACACTATAGTAACTGCTACTAATAGTGAAGGTATAGTTATTGCAACTAAAAAAACTGACAGTGCTAATAAAGATAGCGTAAAGCAAGAACTAGAACAACGTTATCCTAATGCCCAAGTCTCAGATAGACCCATATCGGAGACGATAGAAGAAAGAAATATGACTAATATGTTTGAGGACTTTGATCTTGATGACCCTGAAGTACAACAAGCACAGGCTGAGGGCACAGTAGAAGAGGAAGCAGTTACGGAACCAACAACAGAAATAACTGAGGATCAGCAAACTCTACCTCCTGAAGTTATAAGAAGGACAGTTGTTGATGAAAAAACGAATCAAGTAAAAGGTTTGGAAGAAACTCCTATAAGTTATGCAAAAACTAATTTTGTCCCTGATCCGAATAGCACAAAAGCGGAAGATCAAGAACTTATACGTTTGAGGCAAGAGTACGTAGACCAATTACAAACTGCAGAAGAGAAAGCTTTTTGGAACCCTGAGGTTGGCCCAAAGCCTGTAAACCAATTGAGTGGTTCGGCATTAAGACAGTTTAACCAACAAAAAAAATTAAACCCAGATTTAGTTATTGGGACATCTCCTAACGATAGTAGTAGGTTTTCTTTTTTTACTTACGCTGACCAAAATGCTCAAACGCAAATACAAGTAGCCGTAACGACAGCTGTTTTAGAAGCTATCAGAAGCAGCACGCAAGCAACTGATGGCTGGCAAGTAAAAGTAACAGATCCGAATGCCCCTGCAAAAATAGGGTTTGGTAATAGAAGAGTAGATTTTGCTAATTCGACTGTAGACGTAAATATGCAAACTTTACTTAACTACGGGTTAAGAACTTTTCAACAAGAGGCTTTTAGTGAAGCAGTGTCAAGCGCAGGTACTTTTGATAGAGCATTGGCTTCTACTATTTTACCTATATTAGAAACTTTAAAAGCTAATGGGTATGCTGTACAAGTTCGTGATGCGAATGGCAATTTTGTAGATGCAGTAGATCAAGCTAATCTTTCTCTGACTACACCTATTGTCAACAGACAACAGGGAGCAGTATCTGCTGAAGCTTTGTTACAAGGGCCAGCTACTGAACCTGTAGCAAACCAACAAGACAGAGAACAATTTAGAACTATCTTTGAGCAAGTAAAAGAAGAAAATCAAAATACCCCCATAAACCAAGCTGTTGTAGATGTTGCTAAAAGTAGATACCAAGCTCAAGGCGGTAACATGGCTATATTCAAAGGGCCAAATGAAAACTATAGGACTTCTGCTGATATAGCCATAACCGAGTTTGACTCTAGCCAACAAATAGAAACGGATGATCAAACTGAACTAGAACGAATGCAAGACCAGCCAGTAGAGGTCGAAGGCCCTACAGATCCAGGCGATAGAAAATTACCCTCTACAAGAATAAATATAGAAAGTACTCAAAGTGGTTTTACAGAATCAGTTCAACGAAGAGGTAACGTAGTAGATAGAACGACTGGTAGACGTAGGGCACAGGAAACTAGAAGAGCTGCACAAGCACAAGCAGCTAGAGCGCAGACCAGAGTACCACCTTTTCAAGAACCTACTCCTACTGTAACTATAGAAGAAGGGATAGAGGCTTCCGATAGAGCTGCAAGTCTCTTTGATTTAAGAGATGCAGCGGGTTCTGTCGTATCTGGAAAAGTTTTTATCGAGGGACTTAGTAAGAAATTTACGAACACCTTTAAGTCTAAAAGAAAAGTATTTGTTATTAGTTCTAATGAGGATGTGCAGTTTGCTTTTGATAATAAAACTTATAAGGATGCAAATGGTAATGAAATATCTCCTAACGACTTAATAAAACAAAAACAAACAGAGATGCAAAGTAATACTGATAACTTTGGTAAAGTTATTAGTTTCGGTAATGCCTCTGTAATCATCTTAAATGAGAATTCTGTCAATATTAATCAAGTCACTCGTACCGAAGAAGGCATAGCGGGTCAAATTCTTCTATCTTATGCACTTGGACATGAATTAGGGCATGTTTTGTACAAACAAGAAATAAATAGATTAAAACAAAACAAAAATTTATTTGATTCCCTCTACAAGGCTTTTTTAGCAGATAGGGATAAGAAAAATGTAAAACAGTATGATGGCGAGTTTGGTTTTGAGGAATGGTACTCGGATCAAATGTCTATGCACTTATTGGATCAAGCTCAAACTGTAGGCAGAAATAAACTTAGTGCTAGGGTATACAGTTACTTTGATCGTTTGGCTAAGGCAATCAAAAGATTTTTTGGCGTGTTACATACTGATATCCAAAACAGGTATGGTCAGGGCATAAACCCACAGTTTAATGAATATGTGAATGGGATTACTCAACAGTACAAAAACGGTTTAACACCAGAAGAAATACCAATATCTGTAAAACAATCAATTCAGATTGATGACATGGTGGCGGGTGCAGAGAACTTTATAGGTAGCTTTGTTGGTAGAAAAAATGCTGTGCGTTTTGGAGCACAGATGAAAAAAATACTAACCGGTGTTACTGAAACACAAATGGCTAAAGATATTACTGACTTTACCTACAGGTACTTAGCTCCAGCTGATAATTATTTAAGACGACTAGCGCCTGGATTAGGCAGAGCTTTATATTCTCGTTCTCAATCTCAAGAAAGAATGGGTTACTTTAACAAATACCCGTTAATTCAAAATGAATGGCAAAGTAAGTTTTATGGAATTTTTAATTTTGAAGGGTTTAACCCAACAGATGCAGAGCTGACATTTGTAGATCAAGTTCTTGCAGAAGCAGAGGCTTTAGCAGCGTTACCTGAATCACAACGTTCTAATCCTACCTATCCAGAGTCTTTGAAGGTATTAGAATATTTTGATGACTTTTGGGAGAACTACGTAGCAGTTCGAGAGCCTGGCTTAAAGAATTTTAAAAATGCTTACTTTTTTACAAGACAGTTTGATATTGCAAAATTAGAAAACGAACCTGCAGCTAGATCTAAATTAGTAGATATTCTACAAGAAGCTAATCCTACTGAGGATAGAAACGTTCTAGAAGATGCTGTAGAAAAAATGATTGGTCTTAATGAAGCCACTGATGCTGTGTTTGAGGACACTGCTGGCATATCTGAGATATCTATTGGTATGCAAAAAGAAAGAAAAGACTTATTTAAAAATATTACAGATAACACTAAGTTACGTGATACCGGGGATGGTATCGATCTCTTAGTTCCTGCCCACCAAGCGGTTAGAAAGTATATTGATAATATTGTTAAAAAAACTGAATACCGACAGTCTGTAAAAACCCAGCTGTCAAAAAAAGATGTAGATAGGTTAGGGCCAGAGTTTAGTACTTTAAAAGAGATATATGAAGCTAATCAGAGAAAAGGCGAACCAACGATCATTAGCGGAGCGGAAGCTACTCATGTAGTTCTTAATAGAATATCCGATCCTAAAAAAAGAGCTAATGCAAGAAAAGCGGTACAAGCTATGTTAGGTAAAGCAGGGCTAGATATGCCGGGTTGGCTTAGAACGACTCAAAGTTATTTGTTAGCATTAAATGTAGCTACTTACTTAACTTTTGCAACGGTAGCTTCTTTACCTGATCTAGCTGGACCTACGTTACGTTCAAAAGAAATGTTTTTGTTATCTAAAACATTTAGAACTGAAATGGGTAAATACTTTACTGATAAAAAAGAGATGGAGCAGTTTGCTAGGGATGTAGGAGTAGTTGGGTTTGATTCTATAGCTCACATGTATATCAACGCTGGTGAGTTAGGGTATATGACGGAGAGAACTAAATTCTATACTCAAAAGTTTTTTAAATATACAGGATTAGAGTGGTACACCAACTTTACTAGAATATTTGCTGCTGGTATGGGTAAACAGTTTCTTATAAAACATGCGAATGACAATTCAGCTAAGTCTAAAGAGTATTTAGCAGAATTAGGTGTAACTGCTGCTGAGGTGAAACAAGTACAAGCTGCAAATTTTGCTTTTGATTCAAAAGCTGGAGACAAGGTAAAACAAGCAATAGGACGTTTTGTTGAGGAGTCGATCGTTAGACCAAACGCTGCAGAAAGACCGATCTGGGCTTCTAATCCATATACAGCTTTAATCTTTCAATTAAAATCTTTCTTTTATGCTTACGGTAAAAATATTGTAGGTGGGGTTGTTAGAAACACTCAAAGTACTTTTAGAAGGGACGGTAAGATATCTACTTCGGCTATGCCTGCTGTTTATGCGGCAACCTCTTTACTTCCGTTAGCGATGATCGGTATGGAATTAAGAGAGTTGATAAAATTTTTATTTTCACCCGTTACAGGAGCAATAGACTTCAATGAAAGAACTGACGCATTAGCTTTCGACACAAGTAAATTTAGAACCAATGATATGGACTATAGTGAATATTTATTAGAATCAGCAGACCGTGCTGGTATTTTTGGAGCATTTACTATGATATTTCCTATGATGGAGGCTGGTAGATTTGGGGATGAGTTCTACACTCCAATACTCGGTCCCACAGCCCAAAGGGTAGAAGATATTTTGAAAGGCGATTTTCAAGTAAAAGATTTATATCCTTTTGCAGGATCGTTTTAAGATATAATGAGGTAACTATGGCATATTCGAGTACAATAAAACTAGTGGTTGGGGACACTTTACCTCAACTTAATTTTACGTTGAAAGATAGCAACGCTGCTGCTAGCGGTAAAACTCTAGATCCAGATGACAGCACTACATGGGCACCGGTTGCTTTATCGGGTGCAACTGTTAAGTTAAGAATACGTGAGGTAGGTAAGACTACAGTTTTATCTACGATAACTGCTTCGATTACAGATGCTTCTGCTGGAACTTGTGCAGTAGTATTTCCATCTGGTACTTGGACAGCTGCTGGAACGTATGAAGGTGAAATAGAACACACTACAAGCGGTGGTGGAATACAGACCGTACAAGATTTAGTCAAATTCAAAGTAAGAGATGATTTTGATTAATGGCGTTCAAATTTACAGTAGATCATACTGATCTAAGAATTATCATAGATTCCGACTCGTTAGAGCCGGTAACTACTTTTGAAAATATACGAGCTGATTTAAGCTTTATTGGCTTAGAGCAAGATTTAACTTTTGTTAATTTAACGGCAGCTAATATATTCTTAGATGCTGATTCTAAAGACTTATTCTTTACTTCAGGACATCCAAACGCAATTACAATCTCACTTACTGATGCTCCTGTTATTAGTTTCTCTAAACCAGCAAGTGATACAACTAGCGTTAGTGAGGAAGCAGTATTGACCGTAGGCAAAGGACTGTCTGATACGTCTACTATTTCTGAATCTTTAGCTAGAGTTGTTACTTACGTACGAGCGTTTACGGATACACCAACTGTAAGTGAGTCCGCAGCATTGGCTTTTTCTACAGAACAAGGCGATACCACAACCGTTTTAGAGAGTGAGGCTAAAGCTGTGGGTAAAGTTGTAGATGATGGTGTTGCAGCACCAACCACTAAAACATATACAGTTACTGTAGCTACGGGCACTAATGTTTATGGATCGGGTAATAAGTTTTATATAGATGGGCTACCTAGTCCCGGATTAATTTTAAATGAAGGTATTACCTATACTTTTGACCAATCAGATTCAAGTAATTCAGGACATTTTCTTAGGTTTTCTACTACAGGAAATGGAACCCACAACTCTGGTAGCGAATATACTACAGATGTAACTGTAAACGGTACGCCCGGGTCTGCAGGAGCCTATACTAGAATTGTAATAAGTTCTTCTACTCCTGATCTACACTACTATTGTACTGTGCACAGTGGTATGGGTGCTGAAACTTCTATGCAAGACACGGGAGATACTACGTTTGCAGTGACTGTAGCAACCGGTGTAAACAACCATGGTTCTGGTAATAAATACTATATAGATGGGGTGATTACTCCTATAGTGCATTTATTAGCTGGTAACACATATACTTTTGATCAATCAGATTCAAGTAACTCAGGGCATCCTTTTAGGTTTAGCGAAACATCAAATGGTAGCCATGCTGGTGGAAGCGAATATACTACTGGTGTAACTACAAACGGAACTCCTGGATCTTCAGGTGCATTTACTAGGTTAGCGGTTAGTAATAACACTGTTAGCACACTATTCTATTATTGTACTAACCACAGTGGTATGGGCGGTGAAGTTAATTCTTCGTTAGGTGGCGGAGATTTTACAATGTTAGAGTCTTTGGCAAAGGTGGTTAGTTTTGTTAGAGCTTTATCTGATGCTTACACCTTAGACGATACTGCTAGCGCTAGTGATGATTTACAAACAGATATAAATATTGTTAAAGGAAACGTACTTTTTGTTAGTGATAATTCCTTGGGCACTACTACAGACCAGGTAGTTGTAACTACTCAACCCTTCCCTAATGATGCCCCAAGCATATCAGAATCGGCTGCATTGGCTTTTGCTACAGCGTTTGCAGACAGTGTCACCATGTCAGATACACCTTTTGTTAATCCGGGACAGGTGGTTACAGACACCCCTAATTTAAGTGAAGCTATCCAATCTTTAACTTTTAGCAAATCTCTTTCAGATAGTGCTACAATATCGGAATCGCTCAGTGTTGTGCTTGTATCTAGTGCCTCCAGTGTACTTAATACTGCAGCGCTTAACACTAGTGTATTAAATTAACGGAGCTAACACATGATAAATGATGGGTTAAAACTAAAAGGTAAGTTATCAATTGCCCTTAACGATGAAGTCGTGCAAGAAGTTGATAACCTTGTTGTTACTGCTGGAAAAGGATATGTAGCCTCTAGAATGAAGGATGCCTCAGCGACTGCGATGTCGCACATGGCTATTGGTTCTGGTACTACTAACCCTGCAGCTAGTGATACTGCGTTAGAAACTGAACTTGGAAGAGTTGCTCTTACAAGCACCACTGTATCTAGTGCTGTAGTAACTTATGTTGCTACTTTTGCAGCTGGTACGGGTACTGGAGCAGTTACAGAAGCAGGTATTTTGAACGCTTCTTCTAGCGGTACTTTACTCTGCCGTACAGAATTTTCTGTAGTTAACAAAGGTTCATCTGACTCCATGACAATTACCTGGACAGTTACAGTCAGCTAATAGGAGGACTTAACTGTTATGGGACTTGTTTTTAAGAACAATGCCAAAACCACATTATCGAGTGGGGTAAATGATTCTACCACTACTATTCCAGTCACAGAGGGTAGTGTATTTCCTGCTGTAAGTGCAAGTAATGCTACTTTCTTTTTTGCCACTCTTGATGATGATACTAACAACGAAATAGTAAAAGTTACTGAATCTTCTGGTAACGCGGGCAATCAAAATTTAACTGTAGTTAGAGCTCAAGAAAGCACCAGTGCTAGGGCTTTTAGTTCGGGCGATAAAGTTGAATTAAGAATGACTGCTGGGGTGGTTGATACTTTTAACCTTTCTGGCAACGCTATTACCCTATCAAGTAATAAAATGGGTTTTGGTGATTCAACTCCTGAGGTATCTCTTGATTTAGGTTCACGAACAGATTCTTTACATGTCCCTGTAGGTACAACCGCACAGAGGCCAGGGTCTCCAGAAGCAGGTTATCTAAGATATAACTCAACAACGGGTAGATTTGAAGGTTATCTAGGTTCTACTTGGGGTTCCTTTGGATCC